TAAGAATATTAGATATGGTGGTGATGAATTTGCTAGTTGGAGAAAGAGTAGTCATTCTGAGTTGAGAAATAATATTGTTAAAAAATTAATAGATGATGGTTGGAAAACTGTCAAAATGACAAAATATTGATGGTCATAAAAGAATCCAACTTACAAATAGAAAATTAATAGATGTAGATTTAATAAATGTTAATGGAAAATTAAAATATATTGATTTCCACTGGTAAAAAATAATTATTATGAATGATATTGATATCTTATGGAACACGACCAGAATATATAAAATTAAAACCATTAATAAAAAAATTTGATGGTGTTATACCAATAAAAACAGTTTTCACTGGTCAACAAATGGATATTGTTGATAAGAATACTGATTATATATTGAATATAAGAGAGGGTGATAATAGATTAGATTCTATTGTTCAGTCAATATTAAATAATGATTATTTATTTGAAGACATAGATTATGTGTTGGTACATGGTGATACAACTAGTGCGATGGCGGTAGCGATAGCGGCATTTCATCGAAAAATAAAAATTATTCATTTAGAAGCTGGTCTTAGAACTTATGATATTCAAAATCCTTATCCAGAGGAGTTTAATAGACAAATGATAGATAAACTATCTAGTATATTATTGTGTCCAACTGAAAATAATAAAAATAATCTAATTGATGAAAAATGTAATGGTGATATATATGTTGTTGGTAATACTATTATAGATAATTTAACAGGATATAATAATAAATGTGGATATAATAATAAAGTACTCATCACACTTCATAGAAGAGAAAATCATAATGATATGGATAAATGGTTTTCTGAGATTTCTAAAATAGCTCTAGAGAATAAAGATTTAGAATTTATTATACCAATTCACCCAAATCCAAATGTATATAAACATAAAAATTTATTGAAAGGTATTAATGTTATTAAACCACTTAAATATGATGAAATGTTAAAAGAAATATCAGAGTGTTGTTTAGTCATATCTGATAGTGGTGGAATTCAGGAAGAAGTTTCATATTTTAACAAGAAGGTTATAGTGTGTAGAAAAGTAACAGAAAGGCCAGAAACTCTAGGGTCAAATAGTATTTTGTGTAAAACATATGATGAATTATATGATATATTTAATAGTATTAAAAATAATTTTGAAATTGATGCTGAAACACCATATGGTGATGGAAAAACATCAGATAGAATATTAAAAATAATGAAAGAAGATTGTGGTTATAATTAATTCATATGTTGGTAGATTTGGAAATAATATTTTACAATATTATAACCTAATTCAACTATCAAAGTTTCTAGATGTTAACCCATCTTCTGTTTATTGGAATGATAGTGAAAATTTTAATGATATTATTGGGGAAACAAAATCAAATAGAAATTCCGTAACATATCAGAAAAATATGAGTAAGAATTATTTAAAAGATATAATAAAAGAAAATAATCTTATTATAAATGGTGTTATGGGTGATTTATTTTTTGAATTTGATGATATATCAACATTTGATGTTTTTAATTTAAAAATAAAACCAAATATAGAATATGAAAATTCCAAAACAGCGGTTCATTTCAGAGGTGGTGATTTCAGACATTGGGCTAATGGAAATGGTATTTTACCTCTAGACTATTATATAAACTCCGTATCAATGGTATTAGAAGATGATAATGATACTAAATTTTATTTATATACGGATGATAAAACTCTGAATAATTTCAATGGGTTAGTTGGTTATATGAGAGCAAATAATATAAATCACGAAATAAGTAATAATGATTATATACAAGATTTCTCTAATATATCAGATTGTGATTATATAATATCAAATCCATCAACATTTACTATATGTGCGTCATTTATTGGTAAACGAAACAAAAAGATAATACATTCAAACAAGTGGTTTGAATATGCTAAGAATGATATGTTTTGGAATAGATTAAACAATGGTGGAAATGGTGATTATAAATTATGGAAAAAAATATAAAATTATGAAAATATTAAAAGTATACTTTTACACTGAACTAGAGATAAAATATTTGATATTGAATCTATTAGAATCATATGATTATATAGATAAACTCTTAATATTAGAATATAATACAACACATACTGGTGATAAAAAGGACTATATATGGGAGGATTATAAACATTTATTTCCAGAAGATAAAATGGATAAAGTTGAATATCACACGATTGATTTATCTCATATAATAAAAAAGACTGATAATGAGGATATTATACACAAAGTAAATGAAAGATATATGAGAGGGTATTTTACAAAACTTATTGATTTAAAAGATGATGATATAGTCGTATCGGTTGACGCGGATGAAATTATATACGGTGAAATGTATCCAAAATTATTTGATTATGTTGAAAAAAATGGTTTTTGTACTCTTAAAATGCATCAATTTTTTTATAGATATGATTATTTATGGTATGATAGTGAATGGATAGCACCAATAATTTCAAAATACAAATATCATAAGAATGATTTTCCATCCAACTGGAGATATGGTGGAAATGTCACTGAAGACTTTGTTGGATGTCATTTTTCTTGGTGTATGAATGTTGATGATATGATTTATAAATTAAATCACTATAGTCACTCACCAACTTATAAAAGATTCGCTGATAAAGAATTATTAGAAAACGCGATAAAAAATAAGATATATCCATTTGATTTGAAGAAAAAATTTAATATAAAAGTTTTGAATGATGAAGAAAAAGTAAAATATCTTCCTAAAAATTTTGAAAAAATAAATTTATTTAATGATTAAATTAATAGTTTTTGACTTAGATGGCGTCCTAGTAACAACAAAAGAATTACATTATCATTCTTTGAATAAATCAATAGAATCAATTGATAGTAAGTATATTATAACTCTAAATGAACATCATGAAAAATATGATGGATTACCAACTAGTAGAAAACTTCAAATGTTGACTGTTGAAAAAGGTTTACCAGAAAAATATCATAATCAAATATATAGAGATAAACAGAAATATACATTTGATTTAATAAGAGAACAAATAAAAAGAGATGACAGACTAATATCTATTCTTAAACAGTTAAAAGATGATGGATATATGGTTTATGTCGCTAGTAACGCGATTCGGGAGACCGTGAAACTTCTTTTATATCATAGTGGACTAATGGAATATGTTGACTATTTTATATCAAATGAGGATGTAAAAAATTCTAAACCGAATTCCGAGATTTATCTACGATGTATGACACATTCTGGTGTAAATCCTGATGAAACACTAATCATAGAAGACTCTCCTCGTGGTATAGAAGCAGCAAGAAACTCTAAGGCACATTTACTTATGGTAAAGAACCCAAATGACGTATCATATGAAAAAATAATTAATTCTATGAAGATTAAAAACAAAAATAAATTTAAAATTAATAATTTAAATATTCTTATTCCGATGGCGGGTTTGGGTAGCAGATTTGAAGAAGCCAATTATACGTTTCCTAAACCATTGATAGATATTTATGGCAAACCAATGATTCAACTAGTTATAGAAAATCTTGGAATAGAAGCAAATTATATTTATGTTGTTCGAAAGGAACATTGTGAAAGATTTAATTTAAAAACTTTATTAAATATTATGACTCCTGATTGCAAAATTGTAGAAGTGAACGAAGTAACATCTGGAAGTGCTTGCACGACTTTAATGTCAGAAAAATTCATAAATAATGATGATATGCTTATGATAGCGAATTCAGATCAATTCATTCAATGGGATCCAATAAATTTTTATTATAAGATGATAGAAACAAAAGCTGACGGGGGGATACTAACATTTGAATCCATCCACCCAAAATGGTCGTATGCCAAGTTAAATGAAAATGGAATAGTTGAATGTGTTGCTGAAAAAAATCCAATATCAAATCATGCAACAGTTGGAATTTATTGGTATTCTAGAGGATCTGATTATGTAAAATATGCTAAACAAATGATAGAAAAAAATATCAGAGTTAATGGTGAATTTTATGTTTGTCCCATTTTTAATGAATATATTTTAGATAATAAAAAAATAATTACTTATGATGTTGATAAAATGATGGGATTGGGTGATCCGGAATCTTTGGAATTTTTTTTAAAAGAATATAAAAACTATGAAAAAGTTTAATTTAAATGATTTTATTAAAGGTTGGTTCGTTGGCTGCTTTGAACCAACGATATCTAAAACACCACATTTTGAGGTCGCGATTAAAAGGTATAACAAGGGAGAATATGAAAGTTCACATATTCATAAGATTTCTCAGGAAATTACAGTTATAATAGAAGGTGAAGTTGAAATGAATGGTGAGAAATATAAAAAAAATGATATACTACTTATAAGTCCAAATGAAAGTACGGATTTTAAGTGTTTAACAGATGTTATAACATGTGTTGTAAAAATACCATCTATAAAAAATGATAAATATGTATTATGATAAAAGTATATTATAACATTATATCATTTTATATGATTTTATTTAACTATGAAAATGGATTTTTCCACTTTCATCAAAAAATATTAAAATAAATGATTAACATATCACATAGAGGAAACTTAGATGGTAAAAATGAAAAAAGAGAAAATCATCCAGATTATATTTTAGAAGCTATAAATAAAGGTTATCAAGTAGAAGTTGATATATGGTATGTTGATGGTATATGGTATCTAGGACATGATTTACCAATTTATAGAATAGATTTTGATTTTATAGACCAATATAGCATATCAGAACATTTATGGTTACACACTAAGAATTTTGAAGCGTTAAAAGAATTATCAAAAATGAAAAATGATTTGTATATGTCTTGGTTTAGATATTTTTGGCACCAAACGGATGATTTTACATTGACATCAAATGGATATATATGGACTTATCCAGGTAAAGATTTAAATGAGAATTCCATATGTGTTTTACCAGAACAAAACAATTATTCATTAGAAGATATAGAAATTTGTTATGGTGTATGTAGTGATTACATATTGAAATATGAAGAATAATATATAAAAAATAATAAATACAATTATGAAGACAGCGTTGATAACAGGTGTGAGTGGCCAAGATGGGTCATACTTATCAGAATTTTTATTAGATAAGGGATATAAAGTATATGGGATTGTTCGTAGATCATCAGTTCCTGAAAACCAATCATATAGAGTTAATCATCTTTACGATAATCCAAATTTTAAATTAGAATATGGTGATTTAGAGGATATTCCATCGTTAGTTCATGTTATTCAAAGAGTAAAGCCACAAGAAATATATAACCTAGCAGCTCAATCACATGTTAGAATTTCATTTGATGAACCAATATATACCTGTACCGCGAACGCGATTGGGACATTAAATTTATTGGAATCAATTAGAATGACAGATACAACGATTCGTATGTATCAAGCGTCTAGTAGTGAGATGTTTGGAAATAATATAGATAGTGATGGATATCAAAGAGAAACAACACCTATGAATCCAGTTAGTCCATATGGATGTTCTAAAGTATTTTGTTACAATATAACTAGAAATTATAGAAATTCTTATGGATTATTTTTAACCAACGGTATACTTTTTAACCATGAGACGATAGCAGGTTTTATGCCAATGATTTATAAAGAAAAAATAGATGGTGAGATTGATATAAAACCAATATCAGAAATTGTAAAATATCACATATCTGATAAAATGTTATTTGATGAAAATAATAAGAAATATCAAGGATTTAATGTTGATAAAGATTTATTTGTATGGGATAATAATAACTGGACAAAAGTAAAATACGCATCATGTTATATACATGATATTGAAAATGATAATAAAAAACCAAAATTCATAGTGTCAAAAAATGCCGCGTATATGGCGAGTGAAAATCATGTGTGTATAATGAATAATGGTGAGAAAGAATTTAAAGATATAGAAATAGGTGATCGTGTAAATATTATAAATTATCCAATTAATGATAACTTGAATTATGTGTTATCCGAAGAAGAATCTGAACTTATTGGATTTATTGTTGGTGATGGATATTTAAATAAAAATAAGAAATTGAGGTTAATATCTAAAGATCCAAATGATTTAGAAAAGTATTCTAAGTTATGGATAGAAATGGGTGGTACTGTTCATAAATATCAAGGTGTATCAGGATTCAATAAGAATGAAAAAATATGGTATTTTAATTTAAATGGTAATAAGGAATGGATTGATAAATATCTTTCGGATATTTATGATGAATATCATAAAAAAAGAATACCAAAAATTATATTAAATTCACCTAAAAACATACAATTGAGTTTTTTGAATGGATATAATGATGCAGATGGTTTGAAATCAAATCCCTCTAAGTATAAATTTAGAAATTTTAAAACAAATTCAGCGACATTAGCATCTGGTTTAATCTATTTATTAAAAAATACAACTAATCAAGAATATAATATAAATGTAGAATATATTTTTAAATATGGTGAAAATAGAATTTATTATTCAATAAATATTTTAAGTGATTCTAATAAAGGCCAAAATCATAGAAATAATATTTTAAAATATGAAAAAGTGATTGAACTTTTAAATAAAGGATATTCACAGAGAAAAATAGAAAGAGATTATAAAATTAATAGAGGATTTATTAGGAAAATACAAAATGGATATATTCCAAATAATGGACATCATCTATCTATTGAAAATGATAAAGTAAAAAAAATAATAGAAATGCATGATTATGATGGGTGGTTTTTTGATTTAGAAACGGAGAGTGGCACATTTCATTGTGGAATAGGACAAGGACATGTTCATAATAGCCCAAGAAGAGGTATTAATTTTGTTACAAATAAAGTATGTAAGATCGCGGTAGAAATAAAAAATGGTATATCAAATGAGTTGAAACTAGGCAACCTAGATGCTACTAGGGATTGGGGGCACGCGAAAGATTATGTTCGTGCTATGTGGATGATACTTCAACAGGAAAAACCAGATGATTTTGTTTGTGCGACAGGAAAATCACATTCTGTTAAAGATTTAGTAAAATATGTTTTTGGAAAATTAGATTTAGACTGGGAGAAATATGTAACAGTTGATGAAAAATATCTAAGGCCAGAAGAATTAAAAGATTTAAAAGGTGATTCAACAAAATTAAGAAAACAATTGGATTGGGAACCAACATATACATTTGAAACTATGTTAGATGAAATGATAGATTATTGGTTAAAAAAATAAAACAAAAATGATAAAAATATTATTATCAGATGATAAGGAATATATTTTAGAAACATTAGAAATGATTATAGAAGAATATATCCCAAATTGTATAATATATAAATCAACTTCTGGAAATCAATGTATTGAATTAGCTAAAAAGTATAAACCAGACTTGATAATAATAGATTATTTTATGCCAAAATTGAATGGATGTGAAATTTGTAAGATAATAAAGAATGATTACGAAATAAAATACATACCAATAATATTTATAACTGGTGAAAAAATTTCATTAGAAGAAAGAATTGATGGACTAAATATAGGAGCGGACGCGTTCGTTTTTAAACCAATAGAAGATGTTGGTGAATTTATAGCTCAAATAAATGTTATGTTACGCATAAAAAACATGGAAGACAAACTGAGAGAAAATCAAGAATTGTTATCATCAAAATATTCAAAATTATTTGAAAATATGATGGATGGATTCGCTTTACACGAGATGGTTTTAGATGATAATGGAAATCCCATAGATTATATCTATATGGAGATTAATGAGTCATTCAAAAAACAGGTTGGTATAGAAAAGATTGTTGGAAAGAGTGTATTGGAATTATTTCCAGGTATGGATAGAGATTGGATTGATATTTATGGAAAAGTAGCGTTAAATGGTGAAGAAATTAGATTTGAAAGATATTTTAAACCACTAAATAAATGGTTTTCCATAACAACATTTTCACCAATAAAGAATTTTTTTGTTACAATAAGTTCTGATATAACAGAAAAGAAGGAATCATCAGAACAACTAAGAATATTAGTATCAAAATTAAATGAAGAAAAAAACAGAGCGGAAAAATCAGATAGATTAAAATCCTCGTTTCTCGCGAATATTAGTCATGAAATTCGAACACCTTTAAATTCAATAGTTGGATTCTCTAGATTATTACTTATGGTTGGAAGGGGTGAAAGAAGAAAGTATGTAAATATAATAGAAAAAAATTCAGAAATGTTATTAAATTTAATAGATGATATAATAGATTTATCAAAAATAGAATCTAGACAGATAAAGTTAAGGAATGATAGATGTAATTTATTAGGAATAATAAATGAGGTTCATATGTCAAATACTAGTAAAGATGATGTTAAATTTTATGTAGATGAAGGTCTGACTAACACGGTTATATATACGGATGAATTCAGATTAAAACAAATTTTAAATAACCTTATCACAAATTCTATAAAATTTACAGATGATGGACATGTTAAAATAGGATATAAGTTAGAACCAAAAAATATACTATTTTATGTTGAAGATACTGGAATGGGTATTTCAGAGAAAGATAAAGATTATGTTTTTGAAAGATTTACTCAGTTAAACGAAAAAGATAATAGAGAATATGGTGGAACTGGTCTTGGATTATCCATTTGTAAAAAAATAGTTGACATTTTAGGTGGTAAAATTTGGTTTGAGTCTGAGGTTGGTAAGGGAACAACATTTTATTTTACAATACCATCAGATTATGTTCAAAAGATAAATAATGAGTATGATAGAATTAAAAAGCAACAAAAGAAAAAATATAATTGGAAGGGTAGAAAAATTCTAATTATAGACGATGATGATTATAGTTCAATGTTAATATCAAGAATATTAGAAAAAACCAATGTTCAAATTAGTTCCGTGGAATCTGCGATTGAGGCGTTGGTTATGATAGATAAAGAAAAATTTGATGCTATATTATCAGATATAAAATTATCAGATATGAATGGATTTGAGTTAGTTAAGAGAATAAAAATAAAAACAAATATACCCGTTATCGCTCAAACCGCATACGCGATGATGGATAAACGATCCGAAGCGATAGAAAGTGGGTTTGATGATTATTTAATAAAACCTATAGATACATATAAGTTAATAAATACATTAAGTAAATATTTTGATTAAAATAGGATTATTCTATTTCATTTTTTAATTCAGTAAAACTTGTTGAATCTATATCAACATCATCTAATGTATCTATTATATCATTGATAGTTTCTATTATTCCATTTTTAAATATTAGAAATTCATCAGATTTCAAATAAAGAATTTTTAATTTATTATTTATCCATTCAAATGGATTTTTATTCCCACATATTCTATTATATTTATCAATGTTGTTTATATAAATATCAGATATTCTATAAATAACATTTTTATAAAATTCTAAAGAATCTAAAGCCTTACTCTCTTGATTTTTTTTTAAAAATTCTAATATAACTTGTGTATTTAAATCTAAAATATTAAATATTGAACTTTTCATAGATATTTTATTCTTTTATTATTAAATATACATTATTTTATAATTATTAAAAAATATTTTGATTAATTTATTCCTTTATTAGACCAGATATTAAATCCGTCTTTTTCTCCCTCATATTTATAATTGGATGATTGTGATAAGATTCTTATTATTTCTTGACGAGTAAACATATTTTCAAAAGTATAATTTAAATCTTCTTTGTTTATAAAAGATATTGGTTTTATATCTATGCCATAAATATTTAACATATTTGGTAAGTTTGAATATAATTCTTGCATTGATAATAATACAAGATTCTCTTTTATTTTTTCATTCATCTGATTTTCTTCTAGTACCATAACATTAAACGCGACACGATTGTTGTTTAGAATATCACCTGTTAAATCATTAACTTTAAATATATGATTTTTAGAGTCTTCCAAATCAATATAATCCTCATATGTGTTAAAGAAACTAGCTATAATGTTTTTATATGAATCATCCGCTGGTTCTATTTCAGTGAGAAATTCGCTGACTTTTATCCCAGGTATTACTATGCTTTCAAAATATTGTTCCCAATTTTTCATTATATCATCCCTTTTTCTTTTAGATATTCCGTTACTTTTCTAACAATAAACTTTGGATACATTTCTCTTTCTTTCATTGGTATTACATAAAGTATTTTATATCTATATTCTTCAAAATCAAATTTTTCACCTACTGTTAATATACCTAATGATATCATTATTCCCTCCATAAATCCTAACATTCTCCAACCACTAATTGAGTTGTCAATAACATTTCCAGATGGACCAGGTTTTGATATATCATCTTTATAAAACCAATATTTCTTTGATAATCCTTGTTTGTATTTATTTAATGTATTTAATAAGATAGTATCCAATTCATCATCAGATAGTGCTTCGTTTATAAAGAAATTTTCAAATTTTTTCATTGTTTAAAATATTTTTTTAATGTAATATTTATTATCAATATCAATATCCATTTCTTTGTGAATATTCACATCAACTTCTATACCATTTAATTTTAATTCTGTTTCTAGTTTAGCCAAATAATTAACAAGTCTAGACAAGTTATCATCTCTAGAATCGTAATCGGAATATTCGTTTAGACTAAAAAATTTATCCTCTTTCATTATACAATCTCGCCCTCCAACATATTATAAACTGAATTAATCATTTCAGGACTAGCGTCTGAAAGATTATTAATAATATATGCTAATTTACCTTCTACTGATGTTTTATGATGTTCTTTAAGAATATCACCACCAATTTCGGTTCTCTTTGTTGGTTTTTTTAAATCACAACATGATAATTTATCATATTCATTAAAATCTAATAAATTATTTAATTTACTTTTTATCATAATTATATTTTATTTTTTATTATATATTAAAAATTAATTTTCATTTTTATCTTCAAATACTTTAAATGATTTGATATATTTCATATTCTCATCTAATGTATCATCCTGAGAACTAGTATACCATTCATCGTCAGGTTTATCAACTCTTTCTAGTAACACTCTGTAAAATAGAACATCATAAACTAGATTTTCAAATTTCATATGAGCGTGTGTATTTTGATTATATACCGCTTCTAAATCATGAAAAACATGTAATATTTTATTAAAATTCTTTTTATCTAAGAAATGCATTCTTATCTCAACATTAGTCATACCTCTTTTTTTATAATTATCAACTATTTTATTCAATCTTTGTTCTAGTTCATAACCAAATGACCCGTGGCCAGTAGCGAAAACAACCGCTTCATTCACTTTATCCATATATGAATATCTCCTGTCTTTTATTGTATCGTTTATTAATTTTCTAACTAGTTTTTTAAAATCTTTACTATCTTTATCCTTGTTTCTATTTAAATAAATAATTTCTAATTCTGATAATTCATCTATTATTGTTGATATATTTCTTCCAGTTAGATATTTTTTAACATCATTTAATGAAACTTCTAACTTCTCATATCTATCTATTATTATATTGATTTGTTTTTCTATTCTCTTTTCAATATTCTCCATATATTTTAATTTTTTATCCATAATACCAATCTAATGGTTTTGTTCTTATATCATCCAAATCAATAATCAAACCCTCTTTATCTTTCATCTTCTTTATTGATTCCTTTTCCCTATCCATTATTCTATTTAGCACATCTGTGGCGTTATTAGAATAAAGTTCATATATTTCATTAACCAAGTCTATTATTTCTTGTTCTGTCATTTCGGTCGCTTTTATTAGAAATCTCCTGTATTTTAATATCGTATTCCACCTTTCTGGTATGGAATTAACAATAGCTTTTTTTGTTATATCCTTTAGAGTCACTCTTCTATCAAGAACCACTAAGTTTATCCATTTATAAACTGTTGATTTGTCAAATGTAACTTGATATAAATCAGATTTATAATCAGATTTCTCTTTACTTTTTATAATAACTTTTTCAACAAGTAATTTTTGAAATTGGTTTTCACCATATCCCATAGAAATCATATAATAAACATCATCATCATCTAAATAAAATTCATCATCTTCCCAATCAAAATCAGCTTCAAATAATTTTAAATATTTCATTACAAACTATTTTTTTTTATTTATATTTTCATTTTTTAATATAAATCTTTATCTACCTCAAATTGTGGATATTTTTCAATTAGTTTAGAATATGAACGAATTTTCCACCCCAGGCATCCATCCCGGCCTGATACATAAATTAAAACATGATTATTAGCTGTAACTAATTTGTTAATTTCATCTCTTGTTAATTTTATAAAAGCTCCTGGTGATTCCTCTACTCCATTACATCTATAATTATCAAATAATATTTTTGGAGAACTATTTGTCATAATATAAACATAATTACAATTATCATCATCATAATATTTAACAAATACAAAATCTTGTGAATTTTCTTCATCCATCCATTCAAAATCATCAAAGTCAATGTCTATTTCTTCAAATAATTTTATGTATTTCATATTTTTATATATTAATTTTTCATTTCAAATTTTAAATTACCAGAATTATATACTCTTAGATATTTTAATTCATCCATTATTTCACATTCTGTCTTATTTTTATCATATCCTTCCCTAACTAATTTGTCCTTACGAAAATTGAATCTACTATTTCTATTTAGAGTTCTATCAAAATAATAATAGTTTGGTTGTGTTTTTCCTTTATATTGAAATCCTAATTTTTTATATAAATCACCTACACTCCACGAACGGTCTGCGTATGTTGTAATTATTTTTGGTGAATAATTTTCAATAAAATATTTAAACAATTTTTGTGCACCACCAATAACATTGGTATTCAATTTTGAACAAAATCTTAATAATTCATATTCACCCTCTTCTGTACTCTTTTTCCCAATTGAAACTCTTCTTTTTCCAAACGTCATTAAACTCACTAACTCTTCGTCATAAAAAAGACCAATTTTCACACTTGAGCCAATAAATCCCTGAATATGATTTTTTTCTAAAAATTCACGAATTAATTTATTATCATCAATTCCATGAATTTCACATTTTCTTCCATATATTTTATTTCTAGTTTTTCCTAATTTATTTAATATCATTGATTTAACAATCTTTTCTTTATTGAACCACTCATCTTCATAGATATGAATTAACTGAATTCCTTTTTCTTCACATAATTCTGTTTTTTCTAGATGATAATTTCTATCCTTATATAAATCAGAATGCCAGTATATTCCATTAAATTCAAATGCTAATTTTAAATTAGGGATATAAATATCCAACTCTTTCTTTATTAATGACTGATTATTTTCCTCTATATCACCATTATAATTATCTTTAATAAAATTTAATATATTTATTTCTTGTCCAGATTGTTTTATTCCTATTAATGGATTACAAATAGTACAATATATTAATTTATTTCTATTTCTTTGGTACAAATTTTTAGCTGTTATATTAAAATAGTGACCATTATCACATCTTATATCTATTGTACGATCATTTTTAAGAATGAAGTTTTTTATATTATATTTTTCTAATTTTTCTAAAGCGTCTTTCTCCCATCGTTTATAAGTTTTTTTATAAAAATCTATAGTTTTACTATAGTGTTCAACACCATATCTTTCCATATTAGTATTCTTTCTTCTATCAATTACTTTTTTATTTTCTAATGGAAATTCAACACCATATCTTTCCAAATTAGTTTTCTTTATTTTGTTTTTTACATCATCTGATAATAATGAACACTCAAATCCATACTTTTTTAAATTTGTTTTCTTAACTTTTTCTTGTATTTCTTTTACTTTCATAGGATTATCAACACCATATTTATTTAAATAGGATTGTTTTTTTGAACAGTTATGACATAAAAATCTTCCATATTTAAATAAATTTTTATTGTACTTATAATATGTAATTACTCTTTCTTTTCCACAATCAGAACATATAGATGTTATTCTTACTACTGAACCATTAGATAAATTTTCTGGTTTTATTTTAATAATATCATTTATTTTAACATCAAATCCATTATTTATATAATGTTTTATGTTTCTTTCTTTTACTATTATTTTTAATTCTTTTTCTTTTATCATAAAACTCCATAGGTATTATTTCTTATTTGTATATAGTAATTTTTGCATACCAAAATAAACATTATCAGAAATTAATGATATATAAAATAAAAAATATTTATTTATGTTAGTTCAGGATAATGAAAAATTTAACAGATTGATTATCGGTGGAAGAGAATTACTGATAAAAAAGAAATTTCAAGACTCGTATAAAAATTATAAAACCGCGTTAGATATAAGTCCTGATAATGAATATGTTAAAGAACAAATAAAAAAAATAGAAAAGTATTTTTATCTAGAAAAAAAATATACAGAGAAAAAAGCGGAGTATGATTATAACAAAGCGATGCAACTCGCTCTCAAATTAGTTCTAAACGGAACATATGGAGCGTTCGCGAATAAATACTTTGTCCTGTCTAATGCGAAAATCGCGAACGCGATTACTTCAATGGGTCGTAATGTTATTCAATATATGTTAGAAAATATAGAAAATTATTTTTATAATGAATGGCATAAAGATGTAGAATCACATAAATTACTTGGATTGGAATATTTAGTACAAAATAAAAATGATAATAATTATTATTTTCTTAATAGAAATTACGAATCAATTGACAGACCATTCTCACAATTCAATACTGGTGATATGCACAATGATATTCTAAAATCTAGAAATATTCCAATAAGTAGATTAAAGAAAGTTGAAGAATATGAAGTTGGTGATTGGAAAATTTTATATGAATATCATATTTTTGATTTTAGTAATGTAAAACCATTAGATAATAATCCAGGTTGGGAAATGATAGATGAAAAAAGAATATCAAATCCAGATGAGATATTTAAATCGTATACAGGTGAGAATCATTTATTAATTTATGGTGATACAGATTCAATTTTTTCTGATACACAGATAGATACAGATAAAGGAATATATACTATCGAAGAATTATATAATAATAATATTAAAAATGGTTCCGCTGGAGTTACATTAAAAGGTCATGAATCTGTTAATTGTAAAGAAAAGGTTTTAAACTGGGATAATGATTTATATTATGCACAAGTTAAAAGGATTATAAGACATAAAGTATCAAAACCAAAATGGAAGTTAAAAACAAAAACAGGTAAAGAAATAATAGCAACTAATGATCACTCAATGATTGTTTTTAGGTCTGGTAAAAAACTAGAAGTCAAACCATCTAATATTTTAAGAACTGATAAAATATTGGTTGTAAAAAAATGATATTTTTAATTTTATATATAGTTTAGGAAGGTGTTGTAATTATGCTCAATAATATTACATTTATAGAAAAATCAAAAAAAATTCATGGAGACAAATATGATTATTCTTCAGTTGAATATGAAAAATCAAATATAAAAGTTAAAATAATTTGTAAAAAACATGGTGTATTTTTTCAAACACCTTCTGCTCATTTACAAGGAAGGGGGTGTGTTATTTGTGGGGGGAGTAAAAAATATACAAATGATTTATTTATTAAAAAATCAAAAAAAATTCACGGAGACAAATATGATTATTCTTTAGTTGATTACAAATCAATGAAAAGTAAAGTAAAAATTATTTGCAGAAAACATAAGATTTTTGAACAAAAACCAGAAAGTCATCTAAATGGTCATATCTGTAAAAGGTGTTATAATGAGAATAGAACAATGACAGATGTGAAATTCATAAAAAAATCAAAAGATCTTCACGGAGATAAGTACGATTACTCATTAGTCGATTATAAAAATTCTAAAACTAAAGTAAAGATAATCTGTAAAGAACATGGTGTTTTCGAACAGGTTCCATCCGCTCATTTAAGTGGACAAGGATGTAAATATTGTGCAGATATCACTAAAAGATTAACTATAATGGATTTCATAAAAAAATCAAAAGAGATTCACGGAGATAAGTACGATTATTGTAATGTAAAATATGTTAATAATTATACAAAAGTTGAAATAATATGTGATAAACATGGTAGTTTTTTCCAATCACCTAATTATCATATGCTAGGGCAGGGGTGCCCAAATTGTCAAATAAGTCTATTGGAGAATAATATTAAAAAATTATTAGATAAAAATAATATAAATTATGAACAACAAAAAACTTTTGAGGATTGTAAAAATATTAATAAGTTACCGTTTGATTTTTACTTAATAGATTTTAAAATATGTATAGAATGTAATGGGAAACAACATTATAAACCAGTAAAATATTTTGGTGGAGACAAAACACTAAGTTATATACAAAAAAATGATAAAATTAAAAAAACATTTTGTATAGAAAATAATATAAAATATATTGAAATTAGTTATTTAATGTTAGAAAATGAAATAGAAAAAATTATAGATGATGTAAAAGATGGAATATTATTTTGATGAAGTAGAAAGTTGTGAATTGATAGGCGGATTTGAAGAAGAATATGTATATGATATAGAGGTGAATGACGATACTCACACATTTATTGCAAATGATATTTTGGTACACAATAGTCTGTATATCAGTTATTTACCAATTATTAAATCCGTTGGATTTACTGGAAACGAACTAGAGTTTATATTACATGTTGATAAAGTTTTTGTAAAGAAACTATTTAAAAAGTTTTTGGATGAGTACGCGGAACCATATGATGTTGAGAATGAACACGATTTTGAATTAGAGACAATCAATAAGTCTGCGATACACTTAGAGAAAAAACATTATATCAATAACGTTGTATGGGAAGATGGTATATTTTATGATAGTTTATCATATTTCTTCCCAAAAGGAATTGAGATCGTTCGTTCATCTACACCATCTTTTGTTAGAGGAAAAAATCAACAAGGTGGAATTTGGGATTTCATAAGATATTTATTTTCCAATCCAGATAATTTAGATATAAGAAATGTTTTGAGATTAGTAAAGGAACAGAGAAAAGCGTTTGAAATGGATGATATAGAAAACATCAGTATGAATACATCATGTACGAATTATGATGATAAGGTTGTTAATGATGTAACTAGCATAGAAGTAACAAAAGGTTCACATTTTTCTATTAAAGCGGCCGCTTTTCATAATTATTTGTTGAATAAAAATTCTGAATATAAGACAAAATATGATATGATAAAATCTGGTAAGATAAAATATTATTATTGTAATAGTTCATTAAATAATGTTTTCGCTTATATGAGGAGTTTTCATCCATATGAAATAACTGAAAAAGAAGGAGTTATAATTGATTATGAGGTTCAATTTGAAAAATGTTATTTAACATTGGTGAATAAATTTATAGAACCACTAGGACTACCTATGATAAACAAAAGATTATCAGTATTAAATTCACTGTTTGATTTCAAAAAGTAAAGTTATATTCTTTCTATAATTAGTTTTGTGTGTGTTGTATTTTTTATCACTATTCCAAACGCTTTAATAATTCTTTTCTGTATTGGTTCAAATATGAAATTATTTTTGTAAATCATCTTATAATTTCTTGGTATTTTTTTATATAATGTTTCTAGGGTTATTGGTAAATAATTTTCTTTAACCTCCCGTTCCCAATTATCTATGTAAGAAAATTTCAATAACCAATGTAAAAATGTTCTATAATCATTATCTATTAGACCCCAGATGTTTTCAAAAGAGTTGAGATATTTTTTATCCGATAGTTTATTAACTTTTTTAACATCTTCTAAAAATTCTTCTTTACTAATACTCGCTGATGGTATCATATCACGGATAACAATATATTTAAAACAACCACCAAAAACTTTTTCTTCCCAAAACTTTTTAATTTCTTTTGTATCAGAATAAGAATATACTTCGTGTATAACACTAGATAATAACAATACTGAATTTTTATAATTTTTAGCTATATTTATAACATCATTCCAATTATTGGTAAATTTAGCGGATGGGACATTTGATTTAGCTAGATTTAACATATCTGTAGAAACATCATATCCAACTAATTGTATTGAAGAATCTGTTTTATTTATATTTTTTAATATTTTTCCGTCAGCACATCCAAAATCAACTATTAAATCAGTATCTATTTTTTCCATAAAAAATAACTTATCTACTACTGATTTCTCTAATCCTTTATTGTAACTACTAATATTTTCTATAGGTGATTCCTTTACCTTTTCTAATAATCTAAATATTTTATATGAATATAGTCTCATAAAAGATATATATTAAAATATTCTTATCATTTAGTTGATTCTGGTCTTCTCGCAGCGGAACGATGAGAATATCTACCTGGTATCGTCACTGAAGTTTGTGTAGGTTGTTCAATTACATTTTTTTTTTCTAATTTTTCATTTATAACTCTCAGTTTGTAATCAAATTCAGCTTTCATATCTCGTATTATATCTTCTACATTGTCCTTATTATCAATATTTTGAAGTCTTTCACCCATATTTTCTATATATTCTTTGAAATCGTCTTTAAGATTTTCTGTATAGTCATTTATCAAATTTTTTATTTTGTCATCAGTATAATCTTTCTTCAAATTACCAATTTGATATTTTATATTATCTAATTCTGTCTTAATATCATCATAATCTGATGTATTTGATATCAATTCAGTTATTTCTTTTTCTTCAAAAATAGATGTGTCAACAGAATTGTCAAGAGTTTTTTTTTCACTCTCAGTTGTATCTTCCTGACTTACAATATCTTCCGTTTCTTCTTGTTTTTCACTGATAATCTCTGATTCTAATTCATCAGTAACCACTTCGGGTTCTAGATTCTCGATTTTTTCTTTTTTCTTGAAAACTTTTTTGAAACTATTAAGAATGTCAATTTTCTTTTTCTTCTTAGGGTCCTCAACAACAATTATCCGATTATCGTCTAATTCACCAATTTTAACCATTGAAAGTCTATTAGCGACGATTATAAGTAATATCGCGAATGGGTCAAACACGAATATGATTAAAGATATCAAAAATCCAACAACATCATCCATAGGTTTTCCTGATAAATCAGCGAGATATTTTAATGGCCCAATTTCTACCGAGATATCAGAACTTTCTAATTCTAATATTTCCCTATCATATTTACTTATTGAATCGTTTAAAGAGTTTATTTTTGCGTATAATTGTGTATTTTGTTCTCTTAAATCATTTATCTGAGTATCAACTTCTTTTATATTATTTTGTGTTTCTCTCGCTCTGTTTCTAAATACAGAACTTTGATTATTAGTTAATGTAGTATCAGTACTCTTGTTATAAAGATTTGATACAACATTTTCTTGTGTAGTTCTATTTCCTATATAAGTATTTATTTGATTATTTTTACTATCAATTTCTTTTTGATATCTATCAATTTCTAATTGAAATGTAGATTTTCGTTGGTCTGCGATTTTGGTTTCTTTTTGTATAGTTGTATATTTATTTGAAGTCGCATCGTACGCGTTTTTTAAAAACCCATATATACCAAGTGATGTTAAAGACATTATACCAACAATCATACAGATGGATATAAATTTTATAATATTAGAGAAAATTTTCCAAAATCTGTATATAACACTAACATATACTAATTTTCCAAATTCTAAAGCCCCAAACAATATTAATGCTGATATTCCCGCACCAGCGAACAGTTTAGAGAGACCAAAAACACTAAAATACGCTGCGGTTCCAGCGATAACAATAGCTGTGAATGATAACAAAAGTACAAACAACCATGTTTTTTTCATAATTTTTCTTATTTTTTGTATCCTGTATATATTTTTAAAAAAATATCATTAAAAGTTGTATTTTTCTAGTAATATTTTTTACTATATACGACTTACATACATATATAGAAGTTTTTATATCTAGTTAAAAATCAGATAGATATAAAAATAAAAATAAACAAATATAAGTTTATTTATTGGTTCATAACATTTTATCTAGAATAAAAATAGAAGATAACCTTGTCTTTTTTGGGTTTTTTTACAAAAAATGTGCGAGTATGGTTATAAAATCACAAAAATAAAAAAATATAATGAAAAATGAAATCACATTTAAAAAACTACTATACCCAATCTTAATAACACTATATTTTTTATCAATGGTATGTTATATTGCGTACCTAGATACTGAAAAAACAAATTTGAAAAACGACAACAAAATCTTAGCTGATTCATTGATGATAGCTAGAGATTCAGCGAATACTCTTATTATGACATCTGATTCTTTAATCGAGGAGTTAAAAAGAACAAAAGATTTCTATAATTTCCTTTATGATATCGCTGATAGAGAAAGTGGGATAAATCAATATTCTACGAATAAATATGGGATGATGGGATTATTTCAATTTAGTCCAAAGACACTCAGGTTCCTAGGGTTGGAAGTTAATAGGAGAACTTATCTATCAGATGTGGATTTACAGGTAAATTCAATGATTTCTTATATGAAATTCAATAAAGTAAGATTATCTAGATATATAAAAAAATATGATGGTAAAAAATACAGAGGAGTTCATATAACAGAGAGTGGGTTACTCGCTGGAGCACATTTAGTGGGTGCAGGTGGTGTTATTGAATTTTTTGATAGACAGGGTAAGTATAATATGTGTGACGCAAACAATGTACATGTATCAACATATATAAGGGATTTTTCAGGACACAATATGGCACTCCTGAATTAAAATGTTATATTACCCAAATCAAATGAAAATGAATTACTTTTGAGTTTTGGTGGTTTTTTTGATAGGGGATATTTTTTGAATTTATTATTTATTGAATTGTTACAAGATTTTTTTAAACTAACTAACAGTTTTGATAATTTTGTATAACCAAAATAAGATAATCTGTTACTTGGATATATTTCTAATATCTCTTGTCTTATTTTTGTCTTATTATTATAATAGTAAATAATAATACTATTAAATTCTTTTCTTTCATTATGTATGTGTAAATCAATATTAAGATATTTATTGTCTGTTATTTTATGGTTTGCTGAAAATATATAAAATTTACTAGTTATGTTATATGAATATGACCAATCCAATTTATTGGTTTTAGTAAAATTTATAATATTATTTATGATTTTAGAATCTTTATCCATTATGATTTATTTCTAATAGCCTTTATTACGGTTTCTTTACTTATTTTATTATGTTTTAAAAAATCTTTAAGACTATTGTGAGTAAGAACTTGCATTAAAGTAAAATTATCACCCAACATACAAGTATAATATCCTGTTACTTTTTCTTCATCTGTTAAATTTTCCCATTCATCCAAATGTTCAATAGAATTATCACTTACCGCTGTTGGACACATACCAATGGGTTCTTCTTGTAAATTTTCCCAAGGTCTATCCATCTTGGTGTTTAAATTAGAAAATTCTACATATCCATCTGAAACAGGTTTGTCTATTTCATTATGTTTTGAATCCATAAATTTTACATTAAAACTAACTAAACTCTTCATATTTTCGGATTTCGTTAGGTTATATAATTTATCTATATCAAATTTAATATTTTTTATTCTAAATATCAAATTATTTTCATCATTTTTAAAATTTCTTAAAAACATCATAAGATCCTGAATAAAGGGTCCGAATTCACTAGATCCTTTCCTAAATTCACCAAATTCAGAAAATTTTATGATTCTATCATCGGTTGGTACTAATAAATCTTCAAATTTTTTATAATTCTTCATCTTCTTCCTCATCAAAGACATTTTTTATTTCATAATCTTTCATTTCTGAACTAACCTTCTCTCTTATCTCTTCAACTGGTTTATGTAACATTTTCTTATCAATTGGTATTTCAATTTCATCATCAAAATCATCATCAACACTATTTTCTAGTTCTTCAATACTTTCATTATTAAAGTTAATTTCATCTTCCCATACATCCGATGGTGTATTTTTAATATTTTTCAGTGTATCATCTTCTTCTATATCAATTTGATTATCCAATTTACTTTCTTTAATAAATTTACTGAAATTTTTTAAATATTCCATTTTAATATTTTATTTTTTTAAATTAAAGTAACCATATCAACCTCTGGGTATTCCTCTAATTTATGTAGTTCTCCATTATTTTTTATATAAATAATACCAGTAAAAGCCCATTTATGAAGTATTTCAAATCCATCATCTTTTAATTTTTCAATAAAAATATTGATATCACCATCTGGATAGTAAAATCTAGTCTTTAATGAAACACGATAATCTTTCACTGGGGTGGCTGCCATAGGAGCGGCATCAATACTACTAATATTATCTGATTTTCCAAAGACATTAATTCCTAGATTTTTTTTTATATTATCTAGTATAGGCCAATTACTTTTATTTATTTCATTTATTTCTGAAAATTCTTCAAAATATTTTATAGTATTCATAATATTTTATTTTTTTACAACAATTATGTTGTGTATCTTTATATATTAAAAAAAAATGTTAAAAAATATATTTCATAATATCATTTAACTTTATTATATTTAAGAAAAAATTTACAACATATGAGTAAAATAGTTGACACTTTATTTGATGGTATATTAGTATATGATGACTCTAATCATATACAGAAAGAGGAAGTTGTTGAAGAAACTAAATCAAAGACAGATTACAAGAAATACACATCAAAATTTTTCTTTCCAAAAAAGAAAGAAGAAGAAATAAATGAGGATGATGATACTCCGAGATATAAATGTGATACAATGTCAACTATGAGTGTATCTGGTTTTATTGATTTATTGGAAGATAATGGATATAAAAGTGGTGTAAAGAAATGGAATGTTTTTATACCAAATGGATATAATGATATTGATGAAAAATTAAAAAAAGTAAAAATATCCAATGATGAACAATTTATATTCGCTATTCCAGGGTGTGATAATCTAGTTAGTAAATATAATGTTTGGAAGAGTTTAGTGGATAAATACGGCCGTGAAACCGCGTCAACCATCGTTCCAGAATCATTTTTACTAGATAATAAAGAAGATGTTGAATTATTAAAAAAATTTGATAATCAGAAGTTTATCCTAAAGAAAAAGAAACAACGAAAACTTGGATTAAAATTAGTTGATAAAATTGAAGATATTTCAAAACTAAAAAAAGAAGAATACACAATAGCACAAAAATACTTAAAACCATTTCTAGTTAATGACAGGAAAGTAAATCTTAGAATATACTTACTTATTACATTGAAAAACAATGAAATAACTATTTATGTTTCAAAATTTGGTTCCTGCATTTATACAAAACACGAATATGATCATAGTTCGTGTGATTTTGAAAAAAATATCACATCATATAATATGGATTTATCAATCTATGAAGAGAATCCATTGACACTAGAACAATTAAAAACTTATCTGAAAAATAATGGGTTCGACCACATTGATATTTTTTCTAAAATAGAGAATAAGATAAAATTGTTTATTTGTGCGATAAAAGATCAATTGGGTGATGAAAAATTTAATAAAAATATGTGTTTTCAGGTTTTTGGTATGGATTTTATCCTAGATGAGAATTTAGACCCATTTCTATTAGAATGTAATAAAGGTCCAGAGATGAAACCAAAGGTAACACAAATAGAAGATCCAGATGATATTACAGAGGATATGATAAATCAAATTAATATTCTTAAAGAAACATTAAATAATGGTGATGATGGCATTGACAAAATCAAAAAGATTAAATCTTGTTACATAAAAATTTATAAAGGATTTCCAAAAAATGTTTCAAGAACTGTTATAATGGAAAGAATTGAAAAATTCTATAAAGAAGAAAAAGAACTTGATTCATATCCAAATGGTTATATAACAGGAAATGGAATTAAAGTTCAAAAAGATACATTACATATAATGAATCTCATAGAGAATAATGAAAATAATGGATTTATAAAAGTTGATGTTAAATGAACTACTTTTAGCACGCCTAAAACAGTTGTTTTCTTTGATGGTAAAATGTAAAAAAAGGACTTCATTTGAAGTCCTTTTTTATGGTAATCCAGCTATATTTCCTTGTTTATTTTTTATCTTATAATCATAAAATAATATAAGATATTCCTCTAATGATGTATTCAATCCATCGGTTCCGATTATTTTACCATTAGTTCTTAGATATGTTTTAACAGTATTAAAACCAACCAAATGTGATGCTGCAACAATCCCAGTTCTTGTTATAGGAATATTGTTAATTTTTTTATTTTTGTATTTTTTTATATAATCTTTCATATAAACATTTTCAATCAACCATAGGTATCTTTCAACAACTACCAATTGATCAGCGGGTGGAAATATAAAAGGATTTTTCTTAAAGTCTTGTGTTTTAATGTGTGAATATCCGACATCCGTTCTCGCTCTATGACCAATCTGCCATAATCCAATATGACCACTAGTTGTATCTCTCCAATTTCCATCGGATTCTCTTACCGCTAAATCATAAAGAAAATGTTCATAATTTTTATTTTTAGCGTTTGGTAGTATTCTTTTTAATAATTTTTTATTATCTTCTGGTATATTTTTACCTAATTTTATTGATTTTAGTTTTCTAATGTAAATACTATCAACTATTCTATATTCTTTTTTAATAATTTCAATTGGTTTATAAATAGTTATTATTGATAATTCTTTACCAGTTGATGATGTTATATCATATGGCATAAGTAAAAATAAAAGAGAAAGTATTGATATAATAATTTTCATTTATAAATTTTTTTAATGAATTCAAATATAAATAAAAAAATTAAATAAAAAAATTATTTTATATTTATGATTTTATTTTTTAATATATACAAAAAAACTATAAAGGATGAAATTAAAACAATATAAAGATTTCATTTATGAAGCGGAGGAATTTGATATCTTAGACGAATTAGATGATGAATTTGATAGCATAACATTATCAGATAGATTGAAAAATAGATTATTAACATTAAAAAAAGGTCAGTCATCTAAGATATCAGTTGGTGATGTGATTGTAAAAAATGATAAAGGTGATGGAAAACTCCCAAAACATGCCATTGATTTTTTAAATAAAAAGAAGAGATTCAAAGTACTAAGAATGAACGATAAGGGTAAATTAGATTTAGGATGTAGTGAAGTATATAGAAGAGAATCTGATAATAAGAAAATAAGAAAAGTTTTTTATTTTTCTCCAAATAGATTTATGAAAACAGATAACTTAGATCCAGTATCACAATTTATTCTATCACTAGAAGATATAGAAAAGAAAAATCTTATTGACACACCACTAGATTTCTTAGATGTTGATATGAAGGGTAATTTCACCTTTTTGTCTAGAAGATTTGTTGAACCAGGAACGGATTCGTTTAAATCAGCGAAAAGGCAGCCAGCGGGGTTGAATAAAATATTAAATAGAATAGTAACAAAAGAATATTATGACACTAATTTAAAATCAAGAGATATAGAATTGTTCCTTAATCAATGGAGAGCGTTATTTGATACATCCTTAAATGCAAGAGTTTTAGAAGGTAATGATATTTTAGATGTATATAATCGTGAATTAATGAGTGATGGATGGAAACATTCTTCATGTGCAGCTTTCAATAGTTTAAAATCCGCGGATGTTAATAAATTTAAAGTATTTACAGAAAATCCACAAGTAAAAGCTCTCGCGATATACTCTAAGGGTAAAATACAGGGTAGGAGATTAATGTTTGATGGAATACAGAGTGAGACACATGGTAAATATAAAAAAGGAGACCATGTTAAAATATTAAACAATTTCTATGGTGAAGGTGGTTCTGGTTCCAAAGTTGATCAGGTTATGTTAGAATGGGCGAAAGATAATGGTGTTGGTCATGTTGGTGGTGGTTATGGTGGAGGTATGGGCAGAGGATCTGGTGGTGTGAAAGATATATTTAGAATAAAATTAGATAACACTAGATTTCCTTCTTTTCCACCCATAGATATTTTCTATGTTAATTTCAAAACAAATGAAGTATCTTATCCAAATCCAGGTGGTGCTGGATGGCAGCAGATGTATGGTGCTCGTTGTCCAAAAGATTTGTTAGTTAAATCAAAAGTTTCATCCATATTCAAAAAAGATAAAGAAGAACCAACTGAAGATTAAGAAGCAGCTGGACCTGTTACCTCAGGAACAACTAGTTTTGGTGGTGTAATATTTTCACCTGGTGGTTTAGGAGCTGTTGGTGGAATAACTGGACCCCATCCAAGATTTAATTTTAGTTGAATAACATTACTAACATTAGAAATATCAGTTAGATTCTTTATTTTACTAATATGTACTCTTTCAATAACATATGTATTATCATAATTATAATATATTGATAATCCAAGTTTGAGTATCTGATTTCTTATATTATTTTTCTCGTTTGTTGATAATCCATCTTTCATATAAATTATAACATTTCTATAATAGTCTATATCAGATTGATCCTTTATTGGTCTAAGAGGAAGATTTTCTTCCTTAAATGGACTTCTACTGTTTTTTTTATCATCAACTAGATATTTTTTAACTTCTTTTTGAGTTTTTACAGAAGAATCTAATTTTGGATCTTCTTCAACCTCCGTTATTATTTCTTCACTATCATCCAAGAAATCAACATCTTCAAATATTCTGAATTTTCCAGAATATAATAAAGTTCTTGTATCATTTCCAACAACGGTTAGATAAAAATTATCAAAATCATTATCATATATTTTTTTTATTAATCTAACATCACTTTCTTGTATTTTATATACAACTGTTCCTAATTTTATATTATTTTGATCACTTTCATAGAATATTTGTTTTTCTATCATTTCTGTATCAGACTTAAATATTAATGTTAGTTTAGCGTTACTTAAAACATCTGTTAAATCATATGGTTCTGGAACACTATCTTTAGTTATTTGTCTACTTATTTTAAATTTTATAACATTATCAAACGGTGTAAGTAATATTGTTAATTTTCCAATAGCTTTGTATTCACTAGATCCACTACTACTTCTAGTACTATTTATAAGAACTTTGTAGTTACTTATTAATAATGGATATGGAACTTTTGTTATTCCATATGTATTTGAATATTTTAAATTAGGATTTTCAACATATTTATCAGATCTATAATTATAAATCTTTGGTTTTGTTATAGTATCTATTTGTAATCTAGATAGTTTCTTACCATATTTGAATAAATTAGAAGTTAAACCAATTGACGATCTCCTAATAATACTACTATTATCAACCAAATCTTTTATATGCATTTCAACATCTATCGCAGCGGTTGTGTTTGAGTATTTAAATATAGGTCTATATTCAACTTTTTGAGCGAAATTCTCAGTTACTAAAAATTTAACAGGAAATCCACTTTGAACATTCTCTTCATATAATGTAATAATATATTCTATGTTTATTTTTCTTCCTCTTTCTTCTAACTCTCTAACGAAGTTATCTAAATTCTCATTGGAATCATTATAAAACCCATATATTTCAAAGAAATCCCAAGTATCAGATTCTTGTATTGTTACACCTAATGATTGATATTCCGCAGTCTTTGATAAACTAGTTTTGAATGTATCACCAATATAGAAATAATTAGTACCAAGTACATTCTCTTTACTTATAATAAATGAAAAATCTATAAATATAGGAGTGTTTAAATTAAGACCACCTAATGTTATATTTGAATTTATAGAATTATCTATTGGTCTATTGTTATCAGAATTTACTAATCTCTGATTAGATACTATATCAATAGATGGTATTGATAATTCTATATATTTTCCCCATTCTTTTTCACCATATTTAAAAGGAGAACCTATCTGCATTATTTTCTCTATGTTTGGATCACTTTTGTCATAATAATAATTTGAGAACCAACATAATTTCTTTGTTTCATAATCGTAACAATATACTTTAAATAAAAATCCTACATAATCATCAAAATTATAATTGAATGGAAAATTAATATTTATTTTATCATATTGTATAGGTGCTGAAAAATAATCTTGAATCTTTAGAAAATTAAATTTACTAGAATCATATTTAGCGTATTTTTTTAAAACTGGGTCAACATTAAACAATGTATAATCAATAATATTGTTATTAGATGAAACAGATACGAAATTTCTAGTCTGTGTTTTTAAGTTTGACCACACTGAGTAATTTTCAGATATGCTACCATTTGAATATATCCATTCTATTAATACATCCTCTTGTATATTTATGAATTTTTTATTTTCACTCATTATAATTAAATGATTTTAGACTATATATTAAATAATGTATATTCAAAATAAAAAAAAGGTCTGTTCAATGAACAGACCTTTTTTTTAATTCATAAGTTTGAAAGGTTTTAACTTATTTTTTAATTCATCGTTACTAACTAAATCTGCATATCCATCCGCTTTTTCATAAGCATCTGATTCAGTTAAAGCTTTAACATAAAATTGAAGGATTTCACCACTCGTAAGTGTGATATCCACAAACCAATATCTAATTGGTTGTTCCTGGTTTTCGTGTTTTTTGTTTTCCATAATTTTTCAGATTAAATCTGAAAAATTATGATGAATCTAGTTTTTTCATATTATTGTATATATTAATAATAAATAAAAGTTTATTTTCTACCCCCAGATTTATTCAGAACCGATTTACTTGGTGCAGAATAAGAATTTGATTTAGTTGGGGAATAGTTACTTTTAGTTGGCTGGGTTCTTTGGTACTGAGATGGTTGAGTTCTAGTAGGTTGAGTTTGTTTGTAAGTGGGTGTAGTTATAGTTGGGTGTGTAGTTTTTATTGGAGTTGGTCTAGTATATTTTGGTATTGTAGTTGGTCTAGTATATTCATTATTACTTTTTGGTTGTCTATAAGTAGGTGATGTATAATTTTGTATTTTGTTTTGGGGTTTCTGTCTTTGATTTTGAATAACTGGTTTTTGTTGGATAGTTTTTTGATTTTGTGGATTTTGATTTCCACCACCATATCTTCTACCATAATAAGAATTAGTGTAACCATTATTCCAATTGTTATGATGATTCCAATAATATCTGTAAGGATAATAATATGGATAGTAACCATAATAATATGGATAATACCCATAAGGATAATAATTATAATAGTATGGGTAATATGGATAATTGTACCAATATGTGTAATATGGTGACCAATAGTAATAATTTGGAGTTAAATTAAAACTTATGTAAATATTATAATTTGGTTCTGTTTCATATTGTTGATATCCAGATTGATACGAATCAGATTGTGATGATTTATCTTCTGTGTAATCATCATAATAAGTTTTATTTTCATCAACATACTGTGCTGTATCATTTTTCTGTGATTGATATGACATCATTCTGATTTCTTCTCTAGTTTTATAAGTTGGTTGAACAACTTTTTGTGAACAACTCATCGTAATGAATGAAGATAGAATTACGATGATGAAATATATTTTTTTCATATTCTTTTGTTTTTTATATATTATACAACAATTATCATACCAAATTATGTGAATTTTATTTTATTTATAACAAAATCAATTAATTCATCACTATCTAAATCAATAATATCATTCTCCCATATGGTTATAAGTTTATATCCTTTAGATTCAGCGTATTTCTTTTTTATTCTATCTTTATTCCATATTGTTACAGCTCTAACTTTTTTGAATGGAAATTCCATAACATCACTTTTTGAATACTTTTTTGGATTCGCGTGCCAAAAATCATCGTTCACTTCTATTAAAATATATGTATTATCTAATTTTAAATCAAATTTTTTTATACCTATTTTAAAGTTTTTAGTATATGTTAGGTTCAATTTATCTAGACATGATGAGACTTTTGATTCAATTGGTTTGTGATTATTCATTATTTCATTTTTTTCCTCATCTATTAGATTATTCCAATGGGTGTAATATACCCCAATCAATTTTCTGAATTCACTTTCTAATACATCATCATTTTTTAATAAATTCATATCAATATTTTTATTGAAGAATAATTCATTTTTAATCCATTCATAATGTTCTTTATTATCTGATAAATTGTTTTCAACACCTTTTTTATGAGAGTATTCTTTTTTTCTTTTTATTGATTCTAATTTTGATATGTTATCAACTCCATATTTATCTAAACATGTTTTTTTGTATTTTTTTGATGATATTAATTTAGAACTTTTTTTCAAGTCTCTTTTTTTTATCTCAAAATGATCTAATAAGAATAATATATTTCTATAACTTATCCCGTATTCTTTTCTTATGTCTGGGAGACTATTCAACTTTATAATATATTCATTATATAAATTATTCTTGTTACTCAAAATAGGAAAATTATAACTTATATAAACCAATTTTGTATTATAATCATCATTGAGGTTATTTCTATCACATCTATAGATATGATGACCATCATATCTATTTATTTTCTTCTTACAAAAGGGACATCTCATAAAATTATATATTTTACAGAAAAGATGGATTTTTTCTAATTTATCAGTATGAAAATCAGACAAAAAATGAAAAAAAATATTAATATATAAGAAAAAAAGTAAATTATATTCTAGAAATATAATAAAAAAAAATCTTAATTATATGCCAATTAGTGATAGAAATTTAGGAAAATACAAAGTTCCTGGGATCTATATTGAAGAAGTTGATGAGTCAGTGATACAATTACCGATTCAAGAAGTTCTAATAAACTTAGTTCCAGGATTTTCAAAAAAGGGACCATTTAATAAACCTGTTAAGGTTAACACAAAACAGGATTTTGAAAAAATATTTGGAACCATTGATAAAGGCCTTGAAACAAAAGGATCATTCTTCCATAGAACAGTAAATACTATGTTGGAACAAGGTCCAGTATGGGCACTTAATTTATTAAGTACAGATCCAACAAGGGATAAATTAAAATGGAAATCAATTTCCGCGTCATCCCAATATGATAATGGTTCACTTGTTTCTTCACCATACGAAAATTTCTTTAATAGACAGGATTTCTGGGAAAGAGATCCAGATTCTTTTAATGACATCGTTGTCGCGAACAATAGTGGTAGTGAAGATACGGAAAGATTGTTACATATAACAAATATGTCAGATAGAACTATAACAACATTTTTATTTAAATCTAGTGCAAAAGGATTTGATGTTACCGCTGAACAATGGTATGGTGGTAGAGATAAAGTTCCATTATTTATGTTTCCAAAAGATTGGATTTCTGATTATATGATTAGTGTTTTAGTTGTCTATGGTGACTGGACAAATTATGATGATTTGAGTTCCGATTCAATATGGAGTACATATTTTAATTCAACTGGTTTAATAAAATCAAAAGTTGAGACTTTCGCTAATCATAATCTAGTTACAACATTAGCGTTTTATGATGTATCATTGATTCCAGGATTTAAAGATCTGAATAACAGAAATATGTATATTAAAGATGTTATAAACAACGACACTGACAAGACAGGTTTATTCTGTACTTATAATGAAGATGAATTATTAAATTCAGATTATTATAAAGGTAAACTAGATTTACTTGGTCAAACTTTAGTTGGGAATGAAACAAAAAAGGTTATAGATTTCCTATCTTACAATGAATCTATAAGTGAATATTTAACATTTACTGAGAAAAATTTGAATTCTGTTGGTAATACATTCGCGAATTATGGTACAGTGCCAATTGATTTTGACACAGCGTGGCTTTCTGGTAGAACTGGTAGTTGGACGAATTGGTATACTGGTGGTATAACAGCGACAACATCATCGTCATTAACAACAAATATGGTAACTTGTGATGGAACTAATATTACTTTAGCAGCTACTACGAATTTGAGTGTCAACGATGTTATTTATTTTGATAAAAATTTTTCAATTATTGAAAGAACAAAAGCGTATTATGTAAAAACCATTGGTGGTAGTGTTATAACAGTATCAACAGAAAGAGGCGGACCAGCGGTAACAAATATTGTTACTGGTTCAACAACTGATGTTAATTTATATAAAATAGCTTATGGTTTTGATAATAACGGTGGAACTGGTTATTACAATATAGGATCTACTAGATATTATTTAACTGGTGTAACAGATGCGTTCTTAAATCCATTTACTATTTCAACCTCATCATCTACTTATAGTAGAATTGATGTATTATATCTAAATAGTGATAATACATCAGTAAAAACACTACAAGGGACTCAGGTTATTGGAACCGCTCCATCGTTACCAAATTATATTTTAAATAATACCAATTCTATAATTTTAGGATCATTGAAAACTACATATACTGATGGTGTTTGGAGTTTCACATATAGTGGTGTAACAGTTGATAATAATGGGTATATTCCACTAGGAACAAGTTATATTACAACAAATAGTGGTACAACAACCGCCGGAGTTAACTATTTAGATTTGATATTTACCGGTACATATGGTTCATCTAGTGATTGGACAAATTACACAAAATTAAGAAATCTCAAAATATATAACGAATTATCCACAAAATTGGCTTCTGGAAAGGGTGTTATGATTAAAACAAATGGTTATAAATTTGAAATCTCATCACCGTCCTCATATGACGCTACGGTATCAGACAACGCTAGATTAAGAATCTATTTTGATGATACCGAATCACCATATGATTATTTTGATACATCAACAAATAGTTTCATATTGTATTACATAAATGATGAATTTATGGTAGGTGATGGTAGTGTATCTACATTTACAACATCAATGAAACCACAGGTAGAATCAACAGAGGGTATCATCTCTACATATTCATCATTATATACATCTTATTATGATGGGTTAATTAATAATGGTGATTATTTCTTTATCAATAACGATAGTGGCAGTACTGGAACCGATAATAGAATATATATGAAGATGTATTTCGCTCCATTATTAACAGTAAATTTTTATGATGACGCGGAAATGACATCATCATATTCAATTTCTGGATTTGATACAAATTATGGTAGTGAACTAATAGTTTATTCTGATAAATCTAATTGGAAACAGACAATTGAAATTGAAAAACCATCAACTATAATAGATACAACAAATACTACAGTAATTTATGTTAATAAGACTAGATATTCAGAAATAACAAAGGGTAGTTTCTTGGAAGCGTATTATGATACTTCATATTATGATTCTCCAGGTACTGGGTATCTAAATGGTGAAGTTCCTAAAAAGTTTACAAGAATTGTTAATGTTCTTAACGATACAGTTGATACAACATTGAAAATTCTTTATACTGACGCTCCAATTAAGATAAACTATATAGTAACAACTGGTTCTACAAATGACTATTATACAACCGCTTATTCTTCAATTGATAATTATGTGACAGATTATAAGGGAGTCGCGATAACACCATTTATTATTCATTCGGATTCTATTCCAAACGCCACAGAAGCTAGACAAACATCAATTCTAAATGTTATCGCTAGTGGAACTAGATTAGCGAAAGGATTAACTAACAAGAATAGAATCTCATGGAGATATCTAGTTGATTCATTTGGAATGGGGTTGATCGCGAATTCTAAACAACAACTAGTGGATCTTTGTGGTAAAAAAATAAATTCATTAGGATTCTTGAATATGCCAAGTGCGAAATTGTTTAAGAAATCTTCTAATCCAAGTTTCGTAAATTCTGATAATTCTTTAAATATGGAGTATATCAAAGAAGGTGCAGACACGAGTAAAAATCCAGATTTCTATTACTCATTTGGTGAAGGAGTTGGACAATCTTGTGTATCTTATTGGTTCCCATATATTAAAACAGATCAAGAATCTACAAAATTTATTCCACCATCTGGTGAAATAGCTAAAACATTTATGGGTAAATTTACAACCATAAACGCTAGTATTAAACCTTGGACTATTCTTGGTGGTGTTATAAGAGGTAAACTATTAAATGTTAGAGAAACCGAAATCAGATTCACATACGATGATTTAGAATCATTGAATGAAATGAACTCAAATCCAATTGATTATGTTGAAAACTATGGATATATAATCAATAGTGATAATACCGCTCAAGTTTATCCATATTCTTCTTTAAGTCTAATTCACTCAAGAGAAGTCCTAATTGAACTTGAAAATAGATTATATGATATGTTACTTAACTATCACTGGAGATTTAACACCCCAGAAATTCGCTCTGAAATCAAATACAGAGCAGATCAGATTTGTAAAGAATTGAGAGAATCTGACGCGTTGTATGCTTACAGAAATGTATGTGATAAGACAAACAATACAGATTATATAATTGGCTTACAAATGGGGATACTTGACACGTACTGCGAAGTAATCAAGGGTATGGGTATTATTGTAAATCAAATTACCATTCTCAAGAAAGGTACTATAGAATCTTCGGGGTTCTTAACACCATAACCTATCTAATTAATTTTACTAAAAAAGGGAACAGAAATGTTCCCTTTTTTTATTTTTAGACCTGTTCATTTTTATATATAGGAGTAAAAGATACTCCATATGAATGCTATAGAATTAATAAAAGAAAAGAATAATCGTGGTGGAATAATGTACAATGAAAGATATCTTATGAAAAATTATCTAGATATCTATGAGTTAATAATAAGTTTTTGTAATAAAAATAATTTAGATGATATTTCATTTAATAGAAAAGTTTATCATTTTGTTAATGACATAAAAGAGAAAAATATAAAGTGTTCTAATCCTTTTTGTGATAATTATGTAGAATTTAAAAATTCTAATATTGGTTACAGACGATATTGTTCAAATAAATGCGTTGGTAGTGATCCAAAAATTATAAAAATAAAAGAGAAAAAATCTTTAGAAAAATTTGGAACTCGCACACCAGCTGAATCAGATATAATTAAGGAAAAAATTATAAAAACTAATTTGGAAAAATATGGAAGGAAAGTTCCGATACCAATAAATGAAATAAATAAAAAGTTACAAGAAAAATATAATGTTGAAAATATCTCACAAATAGATTATATAAAAAATAAAGTAAAAGAAACAAAATTATTAAAATATGGTGATTCTGGATATAATAATTATGAACAAATAAAAAAGACCAATAAAGAAAGATATGGATATGAGTGTTCTTTTCAGAATGAATTAGTTAAAGAAAAAATAAAGAAAAAATTTCTTATAAAGTATGGTTATGAACATCCTTCTAAGAATGATATAATAAAACAAAAAACGAAGGAGACAATGTTGAAATTATATAATTGTGAAAATCCTTCACAATCAGATTATATTCAAAAAATAAAAAGGATTAATAAAATAAATAAAACTTTAAAAAGATATGATTATTTAAATATCATTGATGTTGATTATGATAATAAAATATTTAAATTTGAATGTGTTAAAGGACATAAATATGAAATTTCTTTTGAATTGTTTCAAAATAGAAAAAGAATAGATACGGAATTATGTATTAAATGTAATCCAATAAAGTCAAATAGTGGGCAAGAAATTCAGTTACAAGATTATATAAAGTCTAATTATGATGGAAAAATAAGTTTAAATGATAGAAATATTGTTGGTAAAGAATTAGATATTTACATTCCTGGACTTAAACTAGCGTTTGAATTTAATGGTATTTATTGGCATAATGAATTATATAAATCCCCTAATTATCATTTAAAAAAGACAGATCTGTGTGAAGAAAAAGGAATACAACTAATACATATATATCAAGATGATTGGATTTATAAAAACGATATTGTTAAATCAATGATATTAAATAAGTTAGGAAAAACCGAAAATAAAATTTATGCCCGTAAAACAGAAATTCGTGAAATAACTGATAATAAATTAATCAGAGAGTTTTTAGAAAAAAATCATATTCAAGGATTTATTGGAAGTAAAATAAAATTAGGATTATTTTATAATGAAGAATTAGTTAGTTTAATGATTTTTGGTAATTTAAGAAAAAATTTAGGAACAATTAAAAATGAGAACCATTATGAATTATTGAGATTTTGTTCCAAATTAAATACAAATGTTGTTGGTGGGGCTAATAAATTATTTAAGTATTTTATTAATGAATATAAACCAGAATCTGTAATAAGTTACGCGAATCGTTCATGGACTAAAACTGATGATAATCTATATCTAAATTTAGGATTTAATTTTGTTCATAAAACACAATCAAATTATCATTATGTAGTTGATGGAGTCAGAAGAAACAGATTTTTATATAGAAAGGATGTTTTGATTAAAGAAGGATATTCTCCAGATAAAACAGAAAGAGATATTATGTTTGAGAGAGAAATTTATAGAATTTATGATAGTGGGTGTTTGAAATTTGAATTTATTTAATTATTTCATTTTTAAACTCATTTTTTAATTTCAAAAATATTTTAAATATTTTTATTTCCGAATCATTTAATTTTGTGTCTGTCCAATATCCAGGGTGTTTTTGAATTGTTGAATCATCTAGTTTCTTTTTGAAATCTATAAGCGTATGTACATTATTTTCACCAGTATTTCGGTCACTAGTCAAAATTATATCATTATAATCAATCATAAGAAATGTATACCCATCTTGTATTTGTTTAAATTCAGCTATATATGAATTATTTTTTATTTTTTTATTTAAAATAACAACCCAGAAATACCCATCTATGATATGTTGGTTGTATATTTTCTCAGATATAGTACACCAGTATGGGTATTTTATTATATTCATTGATTCATAAGTGAATGGTTGATAAATCAACCATTCATCATCTTCATAATATATTTTTATATCATTTGATTTTTTTAATTTTGATATATTATCTGCACTTATTAATGATTCAGTGCCTCTAACATATTTTATCCATTCTTTAGGAGTCTCAAACATAGATATTTTACCTCTCAATAGACCAATATCTATATTATCAATAAATCTTTTTTTATCAAATCGTCCAGGATTAAATAGAACATTTCTAAGATTAAAAAAATTATCTTTCTTCCTATCCTTTAATTCTTTTTTTAAAAATCCAGGAGCCCATTTATCTATAAATTTATTTGTATCTATATCTTTTTTAATGTTGTTTATATCTATTATAAGAGAAGAATGATAATTATCTATCTGTTTAATATATTTATCTATGTCTATTTTAATATTGTGATTAACAATTAAATCAATACACCTCATTATGTTATCTAATATAGATTTCTTATCTCTTCCATTACGATTATATAATTCTAGATATAATAATCTAGTGAACAAATATAAATATCCAAGTTTACCTAAAGATTTTAAATTATTTTTTATTATTGAGTATATTTCTAAAAAATTCTTCCATTCCTCATCTGTTTGTAAATACCTACCCTCCATCCCACCGTGTTTTGATGTCCCTTTAGGTCTATTATTTACAAATTTTTCAGCTTGCTGTAAATTTTCAAATATTTTATAATCTTTTATCATAGATATTTAGACATTAATTTTAATAGTTCTCCTCTATTTATTGGTTTTGATATGTACTCATTACATCCTAATTTCATCATACGGTCTTTATCATCCATGTACGCGAACGCGGATTGAACTATGATTGGTATATTATTTTTATTACCCCTTATTATTTCTATGATTTTATCACCATCAATATCTGGTAATCTTATATCTAACAATAATAAATCATATTTTTTATTTTTTACCATTTCTAAACATTCCTTTCCTGTTTTAGCCCAATCTAAATTACATAATGTTGAATGTAATATTTCTCGTATTAGATTAAAATTATCTTTTATATCCTCAGTAATAAGTATTTCTTTATGGATAAAATCATAATCAATTAACTTTTCAGATTTTTCTATTTTTTCCTCACTTACTTCAACTGGTAAAATAAAATAAAATTCTGTTCCTTTATTTAGTTCTGATTTTACATAAATTTTTCCACCAAGTAATTCTATTATTCCTTTTGATATTGATAATCCAAGTCCAGTTCCTTTTAAATATTCTTTTCTATTAACTTGGTAAAATCTATTAAAAATTTCTTCTTGATCTTCTTCACTTATACCAATCCCAGTGTCTTTAACATAGAATTTTATATTATTATTTTCTACAATTTCACATCCATATTCAATAAATCCTTTATCCGTGAATTTTATTGAATTACTTATTAGATTATCAATCACTTGTTTTAATCTAGTTCTATCTGAAATAATATTACAATCATCTAAATCTTCTGGTAAATAATATAATAATTTTATTTTTTTATTTAGTAATTTTTGATTTATTGAAAACGATTCATATATTTCTTCAATTAAATTATATAAAGAAAATGATATTTTTTCTAATCTTAACTCACCGACTTCTATTTTAGAAAAATCAATTATATCATTTATTAATGACATTAATTGACTCCCATTTTTATTTATAACATCTAGATATTTTTTTATTTGTTGTTCATTGAATCCATTTGTTGTTAATAATTCAGAAAATCCTATTATACTATTCATAGGAGTTCTTATTTCATGACTCATATTCGCTAAGAACATTGATTTGAGTCTATCGGATTTTTCAGCTTTTTCTTTTTCTTCTTTTAATCTTTCGTTTTTCTCTGTTAACTCCTTAATAATTTCTCTTAACTCTAATTCTAATTCTCTAATCTCATTTTCTTTCTTATGTTCAAGAAATTCTTTACCATTAGCCATTTTAATAATTTTTTTTATCTAATATTCCAATTTTGAGGTAATATTTCTAATTTTCCCATTTCTTTAGCTCTTTTTACAATCCATCTTTTAGTTTTGTCTGGATCTTTCGCTCTACCCCAAGATTTAATCGCGTTTTTCAAATCTTGGACTGTTACAATAGGAAAACTTCCATCTTTCATCGCTTTTCCTTTATCAGCTAAGTCTCCACGTTTTTCTGATGAGAATTTTCTTTCCAATAAATATTCTCCAAATAATTTTAAATGATTCATTTTAATTTATTATTTTTTAATAAATTCAACAGATATATTACCTGTATCGTAATCAATGTCAGTTATAACCGCGTCTAGGAGAGTATCACCTTCCTTATATTTTATTTCTTGATCAATTTCGTAATCATCCACGACATAATCATCTGGATCTAGAATTTTTACATTCATATATTTCATTAACCTCTAATGTTTTTTAATAATCCATTCATTGAACTTCCAAAAAACGCTGCTGGATCAACTTGTTCAATTGGTTCATTTGTAGCTCTAACTGGTTTATGAGAGTTCATAGAATAAGGACTTGTTTTGAAATCTCCATAATAATCATATTTACTAGTTTTTTGACCATTTCTCATTATTTCAATATTATGAGAAAAATGTTGTTCCATCAAACTTGTATCATCCTGTATAACAGTTGGTTGTGTTGGTTCAACATTTTGAAAACTATTTACCTGATTATCAAAATATTGACTTAACGCTTCGTGTTCACTATTTCGTCTAGTTATCTTAAAATTTCCCATTATTCTCTCCATATTATCCTCTTGTATTTTGTATAATAAGTTTTATCATATCTAGTCTAATATCATCTGTACACCAGTATCCTAACTCTTCATTATAGTCCAATTCTATAAAGTATGAGGTAATCATATCATATTCCTGAAATGTGATTTTTATTATCTCTCCACTAGGAATAAACAACAAATCTATAAAATCATCATTTTTCATTTTCTTTTTCATATTTTTACCATTACGATAAATTGACTCAAATATACTATTATTTTCCCTATATTTCAATTCTTTTGTGAATATTTCTATGAGATTTTTCCCACGATTCTTACCATATACTTTAATATGTTTTTGAACATACGGAATGAGATTATTTAACTGACTATTTGTTATATTTTTTAATTTTATTCTTCTACCTTCTTTGGTTGACCAAACAAAATCATTTCTCAATTTAAGGAATTTATCATCAAAATCTATATCTTCAAATAATTTTAAATATTTCATATTCTTATTTTACAATTTTTAAAAATAGATCAAATTTTATTTCCTTTCTACCATCTTTAGTATAACTTCCCGAACTTGGTGAATAGTATCCACCAATAGTATAATTATAATTAATATCCCAATTCCCCCATTTTATTGATTGTAATACCCTCTTATTTTTTTCTGTTACTTTAATACACCAATTTTGTGGTACTTTTGGTTTTGGTTCTTCTTCTTCATATTCCCAATCATTTTCATCAAAATCTATACTTTCCTTTATATTACCAATTACTGTAATTCTATCATCTCCTATTAATGATATATTATCCCCACTATTGACAACTTTACAGAATTCTATTCTAGGATAATCGTAGTTATTGTATTCTGGTACTAATGATGGCACCTTAAATTCTTTGACAGAAATCTTTCTCCATGATTTATATATCTTCTCCTCTTTTTTATATTCATATACATGTATTTTTTTACCACTTATATTATCATTTAACCAGTTTATAAATTTGTGAATATCTTTACCTACGTGTTCATATAATTCATATAATATAAATTCCTCTTTATCAAATGGTTCCTCATCTTCATAATCCCAATCATCAAAGTCAATTGATTCAGTTATTACTTTTTGAAAATAATCATCCATTTTTTCATCATCTTCAACAAAAAATTTCCATCCAGAGTGAGGTAGTTCTATTTTTCCCCTAAAAAAATACACTGTAACCTTCTGATGTGGATGATTCTTCCTAGTTCTATTAGAAGTATAGGCATCAGTATAGACACCAGTTTTATCTTTTCTTATTCTTTCAATCTTTAATTCTTCACCAACATCAAATTCTGACGCGAATCTAAATACGGGGTGTTCATAAGACTTTATACATCTGACTATATCACCAGCTTTAAACTTATCTCCAATTGTTTCTGGTTCATTTTCCCAATCAAAATCAAAATCTATTTCTTCGTATAATTTAATATATTTCATAGTACAGTTATATATTTAATTTTAATCTCCGTTTTTTAATATATATCAAAAAACAATATGTATTTATGAATGACGATGAATTAAAGAAAATTAAACTAACAACAAATATTGAAAATCTAAAACAGACAATTAAAGACTTAAAGGATGAGAGTTCAATGAATATTAATGATTTGATACCAAATAACATATTACCTGGATTAAATATAGAGATATATGATTATGATAAAGATATTGAGTTAATAAAAGAGGAGTCAGAGGAGACTTTAGAATGTATATCTAGTTTATATTTAAATGATGAAACAATGATGAATAAGAATATAAATCGACTGATAAAAAATGATGCAGATGAAATAGGTGATATAAAATTTTCATTGTCTTGTGCGAAACGAGGTTTAATAAATTGTATGACACAACTAGACTCTGGTTCGAATGACCCTGAAATGCATAACGCTGTTAATTCATACCAAAAAGAAATCAGAGAGTCAAATAAAACAATTCATGATTTATTAAATAAAATGAAGATATTTTATAAAGATTTAAGGGATGAATTAAAAACCGATAATAATATAAATGTTGGTAAAGAACTTTTGGATTATGATGGTGATGATTTAAAAATTGTTGATAAATCAGAGATGAATAGATTAATAGAACAATATAAAAAAGATCCAACTCTACTTAAAGAATAATTCCGTTAATATATTCATTATTTTTTCTCTGTCTTTATCTTCATAAAAATATGAATATATTGGAATATATTTAATATTCATATAATCTTCCGAGAACGCTACAAAATAAACTAATTTTTCTTGTTTTAGATTATATAATTCAAAATCAGTGATTTCTAATATTTCTCCACTAGGATATCCAACTAAATCTAATATTTTTTTATTTGATTTCTTCATTTACATCCCTAACCTTTTCTATATCATCTTTTATATATACACCATCAGTACCTCTGAATTTAACCATATATAATATATCACTAGGACTATATATCTTACTTAAATTTCTTCCATTAATTAACTGTCCATCATATTCAATAATATCAACTACCTCTCCAACTTTTCCTATTTTCTTGATTCTTACAACAGTACCTTTTTTAATTTCATATAATATTTCTATTATTTCATCATAATCTTCATCATTAAATTCCCAATATTCCCCCTCCATACCTACATCGTAATTGATGTTAATATATGGTAATAATATATAAGCTTCATCATTTGTTATTGTTATTATTTGACCACTTGGTAGTCCAACCAAGATATCATCTTCAAATCTATCATATCTATTTGGATCATAATGCATCTTGCACTAAAAATATTTTTTGATTATTTAAGTTCCCTTTCAATAGATTTTCTAGATTGACATAAATCTGTAATTCGAATTCTATACGATTATCACCAAATGTTACAGCGTAACCATCTTTTCCTAACGAACTCGCTATCACTCCAGTTATTCTACCATATCCATGTAATTGATGAAAGATTTTATCTCCTATTTTAATATTGTAAAAAATCATACTCTTTATATCCTCCCTCAAATCATCTCTAAATACATAAGAATCTATTTTTACACCATTAAAATATTCTAAATATTTAACAAATTTTACAAGTACTAAATCATATAAAGACGATTCTCTACATTTCAAAACCTCTCCACTAGGAATTCCAACGATATCAGTAATTGGCCCTCTTTTCATAAACTAACTTGTCGTATTATATTTTTATTTGTGTCTTTATAAATAAAACATTCAAATTCAAAACTCCAATATACTAATTTTCTTTTTAATAAAAAATCTGCACTAGCTTTTTCTTTTTTCATAACCTCACCACTTGGGTATCCATATATTTCAATCATATTTCATCAATATAAAAAATCTTATACTTATATTCATCTTTTGATATGTACCCGTGAACATCTTTCATATCACCATCAATATCAACAAATCTTTTGTATGTTATAAATTTAGTACTAATTAATTTATTTAAATTTCTTCTATTAACTGTAATAACCTCACCACTAGGTAATAATAAAATTTCAAATGTTTTTTCATCAAATCTTAAAACCATAGTACAAAATTAATGATTTTTTTTTATAAAAAAAAATCAAAGAGTTCTTATTTGATGAACCATCAAAACTTTTTCATTCATAACTCTTTGAATTTTTTTTGGTTCTACTGGTCTATCCCACATCATTGATATACGCCATCTGACACCAGATAAATCATCTATTATTTTATTTTTGAATAAATCTATCCATTTTAAACCATTTAAATTACCTGATCCTTCAAAAACTCCCATTATATTTGAAAGATTTCCGATACCTGGATGACCACCAACTTTCGTAAATATTTTTCTGTAATGAAATTCTTGTCTAAAGAAATCTAAAACATGATGTGTATAATCACCAAGATCTTCAACAATATAACCATCTTTCAATCTAGGTAATTCTTCTCTTTGGATATTAGCTATCCCATTTGTATCCGCTACTTGTAAAGATGGTCCAAATTGTAACATAATAAAATCAACTCTGTGCCCTCTTAAACCTTCTGTGTTTCTTAAATCTTGATTAATTATCGCTCTCGCTCTTAACGCATTTGCCCAAGTACCAGCTGGTACATATGCCATTCTACCAATTATTTGATATCCATCTTTTTTAATAACTCCACCACCCCACCATTTATCGTAAAATTCTTTTTGATCATTATATACAACTTTTTGTTCCTTTCCTCTAGTTCTTTCTGACATTATTCTAATTCTTTCTCTACCATCTGTTATAAAATCTTTTTCTACACCTCTTCTGTCAACATTATTCTCAGGATATAACATTTTGAAATTAAGGAATATATTTATTATAGATAATGATGCGTTGTGAGCTACCTCTATTAGAGTTCTATAATCACCTCTTTTTATTAATTGATTAAACGCGCCCGCGAAAAATAGTTTTGGTTTATCAAATTGTCTTATATCATTTAAATTAAAATTCAAAATAGTTTCTATATCAACATCATACATTTGATATTTCGCACCATCTACCATATCAATAACATCCAATATTACAGAATCAGTTGGTAATCCTAATTGTAAACATATTCCTTCGTACGCACTGCTTGTTTTTGTTTTTATTGAATTTAGACTCTGTTTTTCTATATCTCCACCCTTTTCAACAAAAGACCCATGATGGTCAATATAAACATCAACTTCATCATTATCTTCTGCATAATCAAGAGCTATGTTTATATAACGATCATCTAATTGTATGTTACGCCACCCTTCCTGGTAATTTACCACACCATATCCAACAATTTCGAATCCATGATTTCGTAGATAATCTCTCATAACAATTGCACTCATAATTCCATCTAGGTCATCGTGCATGAATATCATACATTGTTTCCCTACTTTACCTTTTTCTATCCAATATTCTTCTGAATTTGTTATTGTAGGAGCTCCTTCAAATAGTTTTCTCATTTATATTTATTTTATTTTTTAATTCATTTTCAAAATATTTATCATCTTTTATATATTTACTACAATTTAAATGTCTTCTCGTGATACATAAATTATTAATGTTTCCAATTGTTATAACGTCTATATTATCCATATATCCTTGATATATGGATGTTTTATGATCTATAGTTGGATAATTTTTATCAAATTTGGTATTATTTTTAATATATTTGTTGTCATAATAATCAAACCCATCCCATTTTTCAAATAATTCTTTTTTGTTTTTTCTTGTTTCTCTATTTACAAGTCTTTTATATATTTCAAATTCTTTTAATTCATCATCTGGTATTTGATTTCCATTTTTTATTCTACTTATTCTTGATTTTTCTACTATTCTCTCAGATTTTCTAGGGTATTCAACCCCATGATTTTTGATCATTGTTTTTTTACACATATCTTTTATTTTTTCGGATTGGAATACATTCTCAACCCCCCAGTTTTTAATATTAGTTTTTATTTTTTTATCCTTTACATATTCTAACTGAGATATGTTCTCAACACCAAATTCTTTAATAAGTTTTTTCTTCATGTATTTTTTAGTACATATCGGACACAAGTATCCATCAATAATTCTTTGATTATAGTGGTCATATCTAATAAATCGTGTATAGTCACATTTATCACATTTTACCTTTATATCAATATGTGAACCTTTTGTTAAATGATCAATTGGGATTTTAATGATATCATTATATTTGATGTTATATCCCAATTCTCTATAATGATTAATATTATGATTTATTATTTTAGCATATACTTCCTTTGTAATTATCATTCTTTAATTTTCCTATTTATCTTATATATTAAAAAAATTAAATAAGAAAATTAATCATTTAAGAATATTTTTCAATGCTAATTTTATTAAACTTTTAAATTTAATTGGTGGGTTGGATATAATAACAAAACTACTATTTCCTTTAACTTTCATATTTGATATGTTTTCAGATATCATTTTTTTCTTTATGAAATGATTTATAAGATTTTCAACAAATGGTTTCATATCAAATCCATCTTTAATCTTAACTATATGAAGTTCATTATTTTTTTCAACAATAAAATATTTAGATTCCTTATAATGTGGTAGTATGGAGTTTATATCCTTTTGTTTCATTTCATCTGGAAAGAAAACAACTGATTTGTTTTTATTACCATAATTAGGATCTTTTCTAAAATCTGAATAAATAGATGGTGTTATAATTTTATCTTCATCTATTTTTAAGTTATTTTGTAATTTTACATTCACTGGGTAATGTTCTAATATCTGATCAAATAGATACGCTTTTGTTTTTGAAGAACTACCAATAACAGTATTTACAATATAATTTTCATTATAAATATTAACAATAGAGCCTTTGATTTCAAAACCATCATTTTCAACAACAACAGTGTCACCTATTTTTATACCATTTAATTCTGTAATATTCTTACCCATTATTTATGTTAATTTGTATTATATATAAAAAGAAGAAAGTCAATTTTTGTAAATTGCCTCTCTTCTTTTTATAAATATGAATTATAATTATATTTGTTCTCTTGGTTGAATTTGTTGTGCTGTTCTTTGTGTTTGTGATTGTTGGCTAAATTGTGGTTTTTGTCCTTGACCTTGTAATCTTTGTGGTTTTTGACCCTGTAGTTGTGGTTGTCCCTGTAGTTGACCCAATTGTCCTTGTAGTTGTGGTTGTCCTTGTAGTTGTGGTTGTCCCTGTAGTTGACCCAATTGTCCTTGACCTAAATCAAAATCTTCATCACCTAAATCTAAATCTTGGATTTGTTGGCCACCTAATTGAACTTGTCCTTGACCTTGTACTCCACCTTGTATTAACCCTTGTTTTTCTGGCATCAATACATCACCTGGAATATTTTCAATATTCAAATATGATGTTGATACATATTTTGCGATTTCTTCCGCGATTTCCATATCTGAATATAATCTCTTAATATCCTGTCCACTTTCATCTTTAATTTTTTTAACATACGAGCTAACCAATGAAAAAGGTATGTCAATATTTACTCTTACCTTATAATGGTCATCAAATGCTATAACTGTTTCGTTTAGCTTGCCACCACGCTTTTTGCCTTGAAATTCACCAAATCTAAATACGCTCTTATTCATAATATTCTTTTATTTTTTAATTATATATAAAAATATAATTATCATTTTTTTCAATAGTATATAGTAATATTTTTATTCAATTTTTTTTATTTTTTACCCCATCTCCAACTCCATATGTTATAATGAACAGATACACCCATACTCCATCCAAATCTTGGATTGGCTAAATTATAATCTGTGTTTAATCCAAATCCAACATAAGGGCCAAATGAGAAATTCTTAGGTTTCAATGGTGTTTTCTCTGGAGCTTTATCTAATATAAATACACCATCCAAATTATTTATTTGGATTTTTGGTGATGGTGATATCGCGTAAACCTCATATTTATCATTCAAATTTCTAAATCCATATGTTATATTTATTTTTGTTAGATTTGTTTCAAAAATGGTTGTATCTGGTTTTAATACCCATTTTTTATTTATAAAATCTGGATAAGCATAAAATCTACTAAAACCAGTTAAATATTGCTCAAATCCTTTATCTTTAAATTTACTTTCAAATTTTAAAGCGTAATTATTTGTATTACTATCAATTATAACCAATTCATTGCCAGCGGTTAATCCACCTAAATCACCAGATACTTTTGTATCAATCGCCGCTATCACATCACCTTTTAGATTTTTTAGTTGATTATATAAATCTTGATTGTATTTTTTTAAATCTTTGATTTCATTTATAACATAATTATCTTTTGATGTTATAAAAGCGTTAAGCTTTCTATTAAATTCTTCAAAAAGACTATCTTTTGAAGCGTTCCAATTTTGAGTGTTTTGTTTTTGTTGAAATTCCCATTGTGCTCTCTCTGTTTTTAATGTAGAACATGTCTGAAATAAAAATACAGACACTATTACTAATGCTATAAAAAATATTATAGGATAGTATTTTTTTATGATAGTTAAAAAGTTCATAATATTTTTTTTTATTTATATATAATGAATTAATGGTTCATTTTTATTTGTTTGTTGGGGGATTATATGGAAACCATTGTTTATTTTTACCACCACTAGGTGGTGTTCCATTCTTATACCAATTCGCTGGTGGTGATATAAAATTTCCAGATACCCAATCACCATCAAAGAAATCACCATAAAAATTTCCATTGTAGAAAGTTCCCCCACTCCATCCACCATACGCTGTATAATTTCCACCAACTGTTGTTCCAGAGTTAAAGAATGATCCATTATAAAACTTACCATCTAACCAATTCATATATAATTTAGCTGTAGAATTTTTTATTTTTTCCAATGGTGTACCAAATGACCCATTATTCCAAGTACCACCACTCCAATTTACAATAAATGATGTGGTTATTGTTGAATTGTATCTTGGCCCCATATGAATTCCATTAAATACACCGTTCATCCATTTAACCTTTCTAATTATAGAATTATTAACAATTCCATTATTAAATGTTCCATTTTCCCAATAATTATTATTAAGATATCCACCATTAAATGTACCATTCTCCCATTTATATAGTGCATTCGTGGTATAATATGTCAAACCAGATAATCTATTGTCAAATATACCATCATTAAATGTTCCATTTTTCCAATATATTTCAGACAAATATCCACCATTAATTGTGCCACACCACCATGTTGATTTATTTATGGAACCATTATAAATAGTCATGCCACTAAGATCACATCCAGTAAAATCACCATTGTTAATTGTTCCACTATAAAAAATTGTATCAAATGTTGGTACAAGTGATACAAACACAGAACTCGTTATTGATCTACCAACAACTTTTCCATTATTAAATATACCATTGTACCAGGTAGACGATAAAAAATCTCCATTATTAAATATTCCAGTATACCATGTGGAATTTTGAAACATTCCACCATTAAATGTTCCACCACTCCATTCACCATTAAATGTTCCGTCATTGAATGTTCCACCACTCCAATATGATCTTATGAAATTTCCATTATTAAATATTCCATTTTCCCATGTTGATCCAGAAAAAGTTCCATTATTAAATATTCCAGTATACCAATACTTATTTATAAATGATCCAGAATTCCATATTCCATTATTCCAAGATGGTAATCCAAAAAACCCATCATCCCATATCCCATAAATCCATATTACTGAATTATTTATAGAAGATCCACTGAAATATCCATTATTTATTGTTCCACCAGTAAATATACAATCTGTGAATAGTCCACCATTTATTGTACACGCGGATAACACGCAATCTGTAAAATATCCATTGTCTATAGTAGATCCAGATATAAGTTGATTTTTTACATATGTATAACCATATTCATTATTGTTAAAACTGTAATAAAGAGAATAGGATGAATCATTTTTTGTATTTATAGTTCTATAAAAAGAATCATATTTGTCTGATATATTTATCATTTTAGTTGTTCCACTCAATATAATTGCTTGATAAATGGTTATATCATCCGCGGTAGATCCAGTTTGTTCATTTAATAGAACATGTTTAAAAACAGCACAATCAATATCACCTTTCAAAAATTCTTGATTATTAACATATATTTTTGTAACATAGTGATTATAAATTGATTTATTTCTAAATTTTTCATCAAAATTTCTATTAATTACAAATTGATTTTTATTATTGTTTATATCAATTACTTTATATCCCTTTACATATGGATGATAATACCAATTTGTACACCCACTTACTTCTATGAGGTTATCTAAAACATATGTTAAATCAGTATAATTCACATTTGTATCACCCGAAACAGCACAAAAATAAACAATATCACCTATTATTAAATTTGAGTTTACTCTTGTTGTTAATCTCATTTTACCATTATCTTCACCTATAAATGGTAACAATTCAACCGCGTTAGCACTTAATAGATATTCAGTTTTTCTATTTTTATTTAATTGAGTATCTATTCTTGATGTTTTATTATTGACACTTTCAGTTGAAGTGGAATAAGACCCAAAACTTTCTGCGGATGATATAGTCATTAAACTTTTATTTTTTTAGTATATATAAAAACAAAAACATCTATATATGATATATTAAAAAAATAAAAGATAATAATGAACGATAAGAAGAAACAAGTTATGGAATTATTAAATTTAGCGTTTGTTGACAACTATGAATTTTTTAGAGATACAATTGATAAGATAAATCTTTTGTTTAAAAAATATAAAATAGATTACAAATATGATTATAATTCTTTTTGTAGAGAATATATTCAAAAATGTATGATTGTTATTGATGAGAATCCAGATATAGATATATCTGATAATAAATATTTTTTAGTATATGGTGCGATTGCCGCGAGTATGGTCTATGATAAAGAACAGGAAGACAAAGAAAAAAATAATAAAAAGAATGAATCTACTGATACCGAGTGAAAAAGTTAATGAAATTTTAGAAAAACTAATGAATTTCTATTCTAAAGTTCCAACTATACAAGACTATTTTCTAGAGAGAAAAAGAGAAAAAGTAAAAGATATTGATTATGAGAAATTTACAGTTGATTTCTTTAATGATAATACGATTCGACCAAAAGATATGGATATATCAGTTGATTTAATTAATTCTACTATATTTAATAATTCTGTTCAAATAATAACATCTCTTCCACTAGAATCACAAATAGGTAGACAGATGACGATAGGTGTTAAAGAAAACAACACAAATAAATATCTTGGTTTTATAAGATTATCATCACCTGTTCTGACAGTTAAACCTAGAAATGAATTTTTCGGCCAGACTGTTACACCAAAAATGGTTAATCGTTATATGATAAACGGAGCGGTTATTGTACCTGTACAACCTTTTGGTTATAATTATCTTGGTGGAAAATTGTTAGCGTTGGTATGTTGTTCTCGTGATATTATTAATATGTTTAATAAAAAATATGATATGGATCTATGTTTTATGGAAACAACATCATTATATGGTGATATCAAGGGAGTCTCTCAATATGATGGATTAAAACCATATATAAGATATCATGGTATGACAGAATCTAAATTATTTTTATTTCCAAATGAGGATGTTTATTATGAAATAAGAGATTATATGAGAAAATTATATGGTGAAGAAAAATGGAATGGTAGTCTAGTGGATCCAAAACCATCTGGTCCTAAAATGAGAGAATATACTAAAGTTATTCAAATATTAAAATTTCATTTGAAAGAATATAATAAAGATAAATTGGATGAGTTTAATAAGTTTATAGAAAATTCAATGAGATCAAAAACCAAAAAACGATATTATTATTCAATGTTTGGATATGATAATGTTAAAGAATACGTTCTATCTGATGGAAAAATAGATTTAATAAAAAGAGAAAATTTTGATAATTATGAGTTAGATAATTTAATAAAATGGTGGAAAAATAAATCTCAAAATAGATGGGAAAAATTAAATGAAGAAGGAAAAATCAAAAATGAATTAGAAATATATACTACTGAAAATATTGATACAAAAAATCATAATATAATAAGATGAGATGTCTAATAGACGAGATGGATCAACACTTTGTTGAAGAATATGAAGATATCATAAAATATAAATTTAATATAGAGAAAATATTGGATCAAATGGGATTTGATTCGTTCATCTCATACAATGATTTCTGTATAAGAATAAGAAAAAATATTATAGAAAAAATAGATAAGGAAAATATAAATAAACTAGACAGTACGATTTTTTCTGGAGTTTTAAACAAAGTTTTAAGAGATAAAATGAGGGAAGATAAAGAATATGAGAAAAAACTTGTATCATATTTTAATGATTTTGACCTAATAAATACTATAAATAACATAGATAAGAGTTAGAAAAATTACTATATATTTTTGTGATTATTTTAAAACTTTTTTATTTTTTAATAATACAATAACAAGTCAATTCTAAGCTTAAATAGATTTGAATTAATGAAAGCTTACCTTTCATCAAAAAACAATTAAAGTCCTTATGGAAAAAAATTATTTAGACGACAGCTTTTTGTTTGAAACAACAGAAGAGTCACAACAACAAGAACTTTCTTTTTTAGATAAAGAAAGAAGAAATCAAGATGGTATTTATCGTCCAACGTTAGATCAAGCGAAAGACGCTAAAGAGGGTTACAAATCCACAATCAGATTTATCAGAAACATCTCAAGAGATGGTAGAATCGGCCCAGCGGCTATTGAAAAACATATTCATTATGTTGATCTTCCAAATCACGCTGATGTTAGAGGTTACTATGAATGTGGTAAAAATTTATCACCAAAATGTGATCTTTGCACATTTTACTGGAAGCTCGCGAAATCTAACAACCAAGCGGATGTTGAAAAAGCAGATCTTATTGGCAGAACAACCAAATATTACAGTTATGTAATGATTTTAGAAGACGAACAACAACTAGAATTAGTTGGAAAAATTATGATTTTTTCTTATGGATATCAAATCAAAGAAAAAATTGAAGCGGAAAGAAAAGGTGAAGTAGAAGAAAAATGTAACATTTTTGATTTTGTCACTGGTAAAGATTTCAGACTTATTATTAAAGAAAAGACAAGAAGAAATAATAAGGCTGTACCAACTTACGAATTTAGTCAATTTAGATCAGAATCACCTATTAAAATCTACAACGAAAAAACACAGAAATTTGTTGAAGCGAAAGTAGATGACGAAGGTAAAATTTCTGATGTTAAATGGCAACAAAAAATCAAGGAAACTATTCTTGGTAGAGACGAAAACGTTAATATTGAAGATCATGAACCACAACCTTGGGATGATGAAACTCAAAATAAAGTAGAAAAAGTTATTTCTATTTTATCGGGTGAAGATATTGACTTCGCGGAAGAATCTATCCGTGTAGCTGAAAAATCACCATCCACATTTGATGAAGATAGTGGTGACGATACAGTTGATGATTTCTTTGATTTTGATGATAATTAATTGATATTCAATAGATTATCAAATGTTTCATAATCTTTGTTAATGATAAACAAAAAGAAAAATCCACTAGAAATGGTGGATTTTTCTTTTATTAGATTTAAAATATTAACTCTTATTTCTTTTCAGATAATCTATTTCTCGTTTTGTTAAGGATTTCATTCCAGAATCATTTATTTTGTCTAGAATATCATCCATTGATAATGGTTTTTCAATTTTAACACCATTTCTATGGTGTGTTTGTTTTACAACTTTTTTCTTCCTTTTAATAAACCCAGCAAAGAAATCAACTATTTTATCCATAAATGAATTGATATAAACTCCTTTTCTGTAGTATAATCCAAAGATTAATCCATATAAAATACCACACAAATGACATATCGCTGATCCATCAAGTGTTAAAATTTGAATTAAAATAAAAAATAGTACAATCCATTTTAATTTTATTGGTATAAAGAAATATAAACGAATTTCCATATTTGGTTTAATAATACCGATAGCGGTTAAAAGAGCGAATATAACCGCTGACGCACCGACACCATACAATCCCATTGGGAAAATGTTCATAAATATGACAATTAAAATACCAGCGAATATAGAACTAGTTAGATAAAATGATAGTAATTTTCTATCATCCTCAATTATGTTACAAAACATCATACTAGTAAAAAAGAAGAATATCATATTCATTATGAAGTGCATAAATCCAGCGTGTAGAAAACTATAGGTTATTAAACTCCATGGTGTTATTAACATCATCATTATATCTCTTTTTAGATAGAATAAATCTTTGAATATATTTGTTGATTCAATGACATTACAACTAGATGACGCGGTTCCAATAATCGCCATTACAATAGCGGTTATAACAAATCCAATAAGATTAGTTATTAGAATACCATTTAAGTACTTATTATTAAGCATATTGTTAAACATTTCTTGTTGTTTTTTATGATGATATTAAATAAATCTTTTTATTTATTAATTTCGTTTTCTCAAATATAAGAATAAAAACAAAAACTAAAAAATAAAAATGGAATTTTTCATTACATTTATTATATGAACTACTACAACACTAAAGATGTTGTAGTTTCTAGAACTTAAACAAGTTCCTTCTCTTTCAACGCTTCAACGCCTGTGCCATCAAATGATGGTCTTATTTTGGCTCTGCGTTTGTAATCGGATGTTCCACCCGATATATTTTTTCTACATCCTTCATTGAGAATGTTGATTGCTGCATTTATATCTCTATCAAGAATTTCGCCACACTCTTTACAAGTCCAAGTTCTATCTTTTAATGTTAAAGAACTATTGATATAACCACATTTAGAACAGGTTTTACTTGAAGGAAAAAACCTATCTATATGTACGATTTCTTTATCATTCCATTCTGCTTTGTATGTTAAAATATCAATGAATTTACCCCAACTAACATCACCAATGGATTTTGCTAATTTATGGTTTTTCATCATTCCTTTTACATTCAAATCTTCAAGATAGATTTTATCAAATTGATTTACAAGGTTTAATGTAGTTTTATGAATTAAATCCATTCTTGAATTGGTTATTTTTTCGTGGATTTTTGATACTTTAACTCTTTTCTTTTCATAATGGTTACTACCTTTTATTTTTCTTGATAGATGTTTTTGATTTTTGGATAAAAGTCTTTCATAGTGTTTAAGAAATCTATGGTTCTTGATTTTCGTTCCATTAGATAACACTAAAAAATCTTTTATTCCTAAATCTATTCCTACTGAATTTCCAGTTTTAACTGATGGAGTATATTCCTTTTCAGTTAGAATTGAAACAAAATACTTTCCAGTAGGGGTTTTACTTAATGTTGCTTTTTTTATTTTTCCTTTAATCTCTCGTTCCATTATCATTTTTATTCCATCATTAAATTTAGGAAAGTATATTTTATTTTCCTCATTTTTAACATGTTGTGGTACGGTAAATGAATTTCTTGATTTTTTTGACTTAAAACGAGGAAATTGAGTTCTTTTATTAAAGAAATTTTGATATGACATTTCCAAACATTTTAATGAATACTGGAGTGTTTGTGAATTAATTTCTTTCAACCATTCAGTTTTTTCATTCTTTTTTAATTTAGTTAAATAACCTGATTGTTTATTATAAGTAATTGATTTTTTGTTATTTAAGTATTCTTCTTTTCTTTGGTTAAGGAAGTAATTATACACATATCTAACTGAACCAAAATGTTTATTTAAAAGAACTTCTTGTTCTTTTGTTGGGTTCAATCTAAATTTGTATGTATATTTAATTTCTTTCATATAATTATTCAAAACTAATTTCTTTTGTATAACTATATATAATTAAAAAATAATGAATTTTTTCCATCGTGGTTTTATTGGTGTGGTCTTTATAAAAAAAATTAAATAAAAATGATAACACTTTCATCGGGATATAGACCATTATTTAGAGACTAGATAAATACTTTTTGTTCTAATAATGATATCATAATTACATATAAAAGTAATCTTGGTAATGGTAGATATGATGATTTTTATAATTTTTATGGTGATGTACATAATATTGACAAATTGGAAAAATATGTTAATCAACTTGAAGAGAAAAGAAAAAAACAAAAATGAATTTAACACCCTTTGACACCGAAAACGAAACAGTATCTTTTAGTGATTATAATGTAAAAAAACTGAAAGATAAACTAACAAAAGAATTATCAAGTTATCCATTTGAAACAGAAAAATCTATAAAATCAATAATATCAGATATATGTTATGATTTTGTTGAAAGTAGGAGAATATACGATTACAGAATTTGTACAAATAGTGGTGATGGAATATTAACGACTGATGTTTATGTAAGAGAGAAAAAAACTTCTGAGGTATTAGATATAAAAATAAATATAAAAGAATGAAACACATAACAAGAGAAGAAGCTAAAAATAATGTAAAAACAGTTTTGGGTATAAAAGATAAAAGTAGAACCGAAACATATGATAGAATAATGGATGAAATATATGAGTTGATAGAAAAATCATCACTGAGAGGTTTAGATTTTTGTAGATATTATTTTGATAATGATGAGGAGAAGGAGATTATTGATGATATTATTTTGACTCTAAAAGATGATGGGTTTGGTTATGGAATTGATTATAATCTGAAAAAATTAGATGTACGCTGGAAATAATGGATTTTAAAGATATAGTAAATAGTATTTTTATAAATAGGAGTAGATATTCTAAGATTTCTGATGAAGATAAAGAAAAGAATTTTTTTATTATAAACAGAAAATTTTCAAGAAATTATCCAAAAGTAGCACAATTTTTTAACAATAAATCAATCAATAAGTGTGACGCGGTGGATCGTTGGTTTATGTTATTTGAAAATGAAAGAAGAATACCTCAATGGTATTGGGGAAATAGAAATAAAAAACAAAAGTCTAATAATTTATCAAACAATCAGATATTATTAATGATGGAAAAATTGGAATTACCAGAAAATGATGTTCTATTCTTGAATAAGTACTATAAAGAAGATTTAGATAAAGAGATAAAAAGATACAAAAATTAATTTATATTTCTTCTAAGTTTTTTAATTTTTTCTGTTGCCCCTAGATTGATTAAATCAATCATTTTTTCTTCTTTTTCTTTTTTGATATTCATCTCTTCTTCCCATTCTTCATCATCCAATCTAGGTCTTAATAATTTATAATATTTTTCTTTTGGAATTGGTTTAACTTTATTTGAACCACAATATTTACAATGGTGTGTTTCTTCATTAAACAGATTATATAACGCGTTACAATCTGGACAATGATAATAGGTTGTTAACACATCTGATGTTGTCATTGGTAGATATTCAGTTCCTTTTGGTTGTTCCGCGTATTCGTTAAATCTTTTTAATTTCATATTTCTTTATTTTTTTAATACACATCATCCAACGCCGCCCAAACTTTGGTTAATTTCTTTTTCAATACTTTTCCAGCGTGTCTTATGTAGTTTTGATATTTTATCATTTCAAATTCTAATTCTTTATCCGATAATAATTCAAATTCCTTTTGTTTATTTTTATTAACCATTTTTTTAATAAATCCGAATTTTCTTAGTAGTGGTTCATTTTCTGTTATTTCTTTATTGGTTCTTTGTTTTGTTATAAATTTTAGATATTTAAATAAATAACTAAGAAATTCTTTATCTTCCTGTGTCATATCTAGAAATAATTTATGCATATCAAAATCTTCCATCATGATTGCAATATTATAAATATTCCTAGTTCTAAGAGTTTTAACAAAATAATCTCTTTTCCATTTATCTATTAATCTTTTTTGTTCGTCTGTAAATTCACCTTTTATATTATTCTTTTTTCTGAAGTCATTTATATATTTTTCCATTAATCCTTTTATCTGACCATAAAACTGAACAACATTTGAATTTACCTCAGTATCAGACGCTCTATAAAGAAGATATTGAAACATTTGTATATTTCCTTTTTTGAATTCGGTATCGCTATTTAATAGTCTTTCTGATGATCCAGTTATAACATTTCCTTTCATATCCATTCTTTTACCCAATTTTGTAAACTGTAACGCGTGATTAAGTTCGTGATATATTACACTTTTTTTAAGAGTTCCTAACAATAAATATATTTCAGAGTTTCCAGATTTGAATTTTTTACTTTTACCCGTATGAAGAGCCGCAAGATTTACTCTACCTTCATCCGCTAATTTTTCATCAACATCTACTGGATCATAAACAATAGTTATTTTATTTATATTTAAGTTTCCTGGTATTACATCTCTATGAAATTCATATGTACCTTTACCTTTACCTTGTTTATGTATCATATCTGATATAAAATCTGATATATCAACAACATCCTGATTTACACCAACTCTTTCATTTAGATAATATAAATATTTCATAACTCTATATATAAAAAAATCATATATGATTTTTTTTATTCTAGTTGGAATAAAATCCCCCATTTTTTTAAAACATTATGAATAAATATTCATATAAAAAATAAAAAAATTATACAAAATGGAAATATTAAGACCTCTAGATGTAGAAAAAGTAATACCCGAGAATATTGAAAAGAAAAAGAAATCGGATGAAAAATCAAAAATTGAAACTATTAAACTTATAGAAATTAGATTATCCGAATCTATAAAAAAGAAAATTAAGATACCACTATCTAATATAAATAGGAATGTTGTTAGAAATATTGTTAAAGTGTATAGAAAAAATGGATGGTCTGTAAAATATAGTGATGAATGATCATTTAGATGGATGCTTACATTTAGAACAAAAAGAGGAATATTTAATATTTTTTAAAAAATAAAAAAATAAAATGGGACAATCAATAAAAAAAAGACAATCAAAAAGATATAGTAAAAATCGTTCTAATAAAGTAAAAAATAGAAAATTAATTGAAAATAATATAGAAGTATTAAAAAAATTAGAAATAAAATGATTAAATGTGAATTGAGTTTTGATATTACGGATGAAATTGAAATAAATATAAAATGTTTTGATGAATCTGATGTGGAAAAATTATTTATATTGGAAATATTTGATCTAGATACTAATCTTCGCGTCTTTAATAAGGAGTATTCTATTAAAAAATTTATACATATATGGTGTACATTAGGCCATGGGATTAAACATTATTATCCATCCTTTCGTGAATTTATTAATGGATACAGAATAAAATTAACCAATTTAGCAACAAATGAAATAGAATTTGATGATGTATTATTAACAAAACAATATAGTAGGACGAAGTTTATAGATAAGAACAATTTATTATCCAATAAAGAAGTACAAATGATATATCAAAATTTTATAAATTTTTTTAAATTATTAAAAAATAACTGTTTAAATATTAAAGATGATGATATTATTGTTGATCTTGGTAGTTCTATTGGATTATTTACAGCGTACGCATTGGAACAGAGTCCAAATATAAAATCAATAAATGTTGAAATGAATTCAATATTTCATAATATTTGTTCTGATACATTCAAGGATAATAAAAATATAATTCCAATTAATAAAGCGATTTATAAGAATTCAAATGAAACTATTGATATGTATTCGGATGTAGAGAATTTTTCTAGTTTCTCATCTAATATAGTTAATAATAGCACATTTGTAAAAAAGATACCAACTATATCTCTAGAAGATATAATAAATAAATACAATTTGGATAGAATATCTTTATTAAAAGTTGATATAGAGGGATATGAATATGAATTATTTGAAAATTTAGATGATAACATTTTATCAAAAATAGATAAGATACATCTAGAGTTTCATAAAACAAAAGATAATAATGATAGATTAATTTTAATAAATAGATTATTAAAATATGGATTTAAGATAAATAATTCTATTGAATCGGATACACTAGATGATAATAATATGTGGAATTTTAATAGGTAATATGTTCACATTATTTTTTGTAAATAAAAAAAATTAAAAAAAATGAATAAAAATAGCATAATATATGTCGCTGGACATAAGGGAATGGTTGGTAATGAAATATATCAAACACTTGTTAATCAAGGATATACAAATATTGTAACAAAATCATTTGAAGAATTGGATTTACGAAAACAAGATTATGTTGAACATTTTTTTATAAAGGAAAGACTAGAATATGTATTTATCGCGGCGGCGAAAGTTGGTGGTATAATCGCTAATTCAACATATCCCGCAGAATTTTTGTATGATAATATAATGATTCAGACAAATATAATACATTGTGCGTATAAATATGGGGTTAAAAAGTTGGTTTTCCTTGGATCTAGTTGCATTTACCCAAAGATGTGTCCACAACCAATTAAAGAAGAATATCTGTTATCAGGATATTTAGAACCAACCAACGACGCGTACGCGATAGCGAAAATTTCTGGTATAATGATGTGTAATAAATATAATAAACAATATGGAACAAAATTTATCTCATTAATGCCTACTAATCTATATGGTAGTATTAATGATAATTATGATTTGGAAAAATCTCATGTTCTTCCAGCGATGATTCGTAAATTTCACGAAGCTAAAAAACAAGATAAACCATTTATGGAATTGTGGGGAACAGGAAGTCCAATGAGAGAGTTTCTTCATGTTCGTGATATGGCGGAATCCGCGGTATATTGTATGTTGAATTATGAAGATTACTCTGAACATGTTAATATCGGAACAGGTGTTGATGTAACAATAAAACAAGTCGCTGGAATAGTTAAAGATATAGTTGGATATGAAGGTGAAATAAGATGGGACACAACAAAACCAGATGGTACACCTAGAAAACTATTAGATGTTTCAAAAATAAATAATATGGGATGGAAACATACAATAGATATAGAAGATGGTATTAAAATGACTTATAAGGAATTGTTGGAAAAACATAAATTATTTAATTAATAATATTCTATTTTTTCTTTTTTATCAAGAAGATAAAATTTGTTATTTACTTTGAGTTCAAAGTTTTATATTTTTTAGTTGTGGATCATATTCATAACTAAAATTATTATCTGCTTCATATTTTCTAATCATTCTAATCAATTTTTCTATTTTTGGATAGTTTTTGTATATTATTAAAACTTTATTAAGGTCTTTAGTCTTATTGGGATCAAATCTACCTCCTGTGGTTATTTCAGAACTATCCATAGTACTTTTTCTATGGAAGTCTATTATGTAATAGAAATCTGGATCTTTTAATATTTTTCTTATAACTTTTCTTCCATCATATGTAGATTCCTCATCTACTATTAAATATCCACAATGTTTTATAAACGATTTAAATACTTTATATCCAAATCCAATATTTTTTATCATACTTGAAAGATGTATAAATCCTTGCATATGTGCAGTAAATCTAATATGACCAAAATGTGACTTTTCATCTCTTTTACTCAAAAAGAAAAACCATTTATTTTTCTCATTTTCAACTCCAACAGACGAGATTAATCCCAATCTTTCTATTTTATTCTCTAGATTTTTATTTTTCAATTTGAGAAAATATCTTTTATCTCCTGGATACCGCGTCCCTTTTCTTTCTATAAAATAAATATCCTCATCTGATATATTTTTCAGTTTATTAATAACATTATTTATTTCAAATCTTTTTATAAAATTAGGTTTATGGGTTGATCTTTTAAATATAGCACGATCTTTTATGTTACTTAAGAAAAAATTTGGATTGTCTTTGTACCACTCTTCTGTTATATTTTCTTTAATATATTGTATTTTTTCTCTTTCATCTAATAGATAGAATCTATTATCAACTTTTAATTCAAATTCTCCAATTTTATTCTTTTTAACATCTTGTAATATACCCTCAACATATTTTGACCACCAATCTACTTTAAACCTAACTTGTTTACCTATTAGTTGTTTAAGATTCAGATAGTTTTCTTCATGTTTTAATGACGAATTTGTAAAAGGATTATCATATTCTAATGTTGTGTATGGTTCATATTCTTCCCAGTCCATATCATCAAAATCAATATCTTCAAATAATTTTATATATCTCATAGAGATATATATTAAAAATACATTATGTATTTTTCATCAAAATGTGTTTTATTCTCGTCTAGAACTTTATAGAAATTAGTTGGATTATTTTCTTGTGAATTTTTAATCATCATTTCTAATGATTCTTTACTAACATCAATATCACATTTAATTGATTCAAATATATCTTTTATAACATCTATTTTTTCAACAATATTCTCAATTGAATGATTATTACCTATATTTATTATGTATTCTGTACTAAAATAATCTTCATATTCATAATAATCATATTTTTCAAGTAAATAATTATATTCATATGGAACTAGATTTTCATCTTTGGAAAATATTTCTATTATATCACCATTTCTTTTTCCTCTATAGACATAAATACTGTTTAATTCAACTATGTTATCAATATTTTTGTGTTCCCATTTATTCCCCCACACTTCTGTTAATCTTTTTTTTAATAATTCAGGAAATTCTCTACTGCTTATAGTATCCGTTTCTGGATAAACACTAATTATTAAATAATAACTCTCCATTTTATTTAATTAATTTTTGATTTGATATATTCAAATATTTTATTTTTTATATTATCTCGTTTTTCTCCTTCTAGTAACAAGTCAAATAATTGATTAAAATATTTATTATCAATTATTTGTTTAAACATAAATTGTGAATTAAAATCAAATGCCCATGATAACATTAATAATGTTAAGTCAGTATCAGATTTTATTTCACTATAATTTTTTGTTTGTTCATTCATTATTAATTTATAAAAACCATCATCTATTTCTGTTATTTTGTTGTTGTCAATGTAATATTTTATATGTACTCTATAAATATCCAATTTATCAAAATCTCTGATTAATTTACAATAATGTAATGTTTCATCATCACAATCGTTAGTTAAAGAGAATTTGTTATGATTAAATATAGACGATGATATAATATTTCTTTCTTTTTCAGAAAAATCTTCTAATAAATTTTCATTATTTATAACTTTACACCCTAGATATCCATGATCAACAGATTTAAAATCATCAAATGTCTGATATATATCTAATTGTGAGAATCTTCCAATATCATGAAATAATGAAATGAATTTTAAAACTTTTTCATTTTCTTTTAATTTACTTTCTTTTAAGTATTTTATTGAATTTCCATAAACATAAAATGAGTGTTCCTTTTTTACATCTATATGTTTTTGTCTGTCTTTATCATCATATATGAACTTATCTGTGTAGTTCTTAAAAAATTTAATATATTCCTTCATTTTTATATATCTTTTCAAAAATTATATTCCAAAAACATTAAAATGTTTCCTTATATTTTAATATATAAAATAAAAACAAATATGAGAAACTTTTTTTATCAAATCAGATTTTATTTTTATTTGATTTTCACAAATAGATTTAAAAAAGAAACAATAAATTCAATCAGTAAAGATGGGTGGATATTAATATTCAATGATGAGTTTGAAGGAACCGAGTTAGATAAAACTAAATGGGCAACCGAAGAACCTTGGATAGTTAAAAATGGAACAGCGTGGATTGATAGTCAAGTATTAGTTAAAGATGGTGAGTGTTTGTTAACATCAGATAATTATTGTGGGACTCTTCCAATTATTGATTGTAATGGTGAACATTATGATGTTAAAACATGTAGTGGTCAAATATTTACATACCCATCGTTATATAAAAAATATGGGTATTATGAAACTAGAACCAAGGTTCTTCCAGGTGGTATAAGATATTGGCCCGCGTTTTGGTTCGCATCTCGTGAATCTTGGCCACCAGAAATTGACCAATACGAATATATGGCGGCTGGTGACACTCGTAGAATGACAATGACATATCATTGGTTATCTGATAAAGAGAATTGGGATGAGATTTGGAGTTTGATAAATGAATGTCACAAAAAAGGTTTTCTTCCGACTGTTTTATCAACTATAAACGAAAATATCAAATATATGCAGAATCCTAACGAACCACCACCTTGGAGTTCAGAAAAACAAACATATATAGATAAATTAAATTCTTTAAGAATTCATAAAATGCATGTCACTGGGTTGAATAATATGGATTTTGATAAACATTATCATACATATGGAATGAAATGGGAAGAAGGTAAGAATGGTGAAAAAGATAGAATAACTTGGTATTTTGATAATTTAGCTGTTAAAACATTAAGAGATGGTCAATGGGTGAATTTTGGTAAATATGTACAATTACCTGAACATCCAATGTATACTATTATTGGTAATGGATCGACTCCAGGTTATGAATTTTTACCAGGACAACATCCCGCGAGTGTTCGTGTAAGTTATTTTAGGTGTTATATAGAAAAATGATTATATTTAAATTATGGATATAAATATTAATTGGTTCAAAGATGAATCTTTTACGGAAATGATGCTGATATTAAGTAGAATTCTTAATAAGTTTATGATAAGAAGAGATAGATTTAAAATAGATAAATATCCTGATTTATTTATGAATTTATTGGAATTTGAATTAAAACAATTAGATGATATTTATGATTGTTCTTATGATAGTCGTACAGGAATTATATCATTTTTCTGTAGAACTTACGAAATAACATATTGTGCTGATATAGAGCTATATACATCTAGTTTTGATGTTATGAAGGAATATATTGTTGATTCAACAACTGGTGAAATTATAGAAGAGTTTAATTCTTATTAAAGAATTGTTCTTTTCATCATTCTATTTTTGATTATTTCTTCAGAATGACTGTCCCATTCAATAAAAAATTCATTCTTTTCAAATTCTTTTACATTTTTAATGAAATTTTCATCTTCATAAAACATTACAAATGAATTAGTTACAGAATTATCTTTTATTTTTTCATATTCATTTAAAATTTTTTTGTACTTTCTAATGGATTCGTTGTATCTATCCAATATGGTATCATAATCATCATATGATGATGGTGAGTTAAAATCAACCATTTTAACTACTGATGGCTTTGGTGGTGGAACCACTGTTAATCTTTTGTAATATAATACACACTGAAACATATATATATATATTAATTATTTAATTTCTTCTATTACAAAGATACAAAAAATTTAATTATTATACAAAAATGTTATGGGTTTCTAGAATAACATCTATTTTTCGATTCTTCCATTGATTCTATTCCAAAATTATAATAACATTCTCTATTTGATATTGCTTTTATACGACCACCTATCATCCAACCACAACTCTTATTACTAACTATAGCGTTTTTACTTTCATTAATCCAAAATATTTGTGGTGATTCATCAAGAAATTTATCAATATTATCATATTGATGTTTTTCAACATATTCTTTACTGAATATTGATTGAAACATCCATTTTGGTTTATCAAATAATAACTCTTCCATATTTTAATTTAAATTTTTTAATCATATTTGTCAATTAGTGGTTTTATTAATAAATATACAACATAACAAACAAAACTACCTATGAATCCATATAATATGTAATATATATCAGACAAATAAAATATAAATCCATTTCTTTCATTTAATAATATAATAAATTGAAAAATTATAGCAACATAGAATCCCACACACTGACTGCAACTAATTAATTTTCCTAGGTGATTATTAATATTACAAGCTTTTTCTCTTATTGGTTTAAAGATATATGATTGTGTTATTATTAATGTTGCTCCTATTGTGGATAATATTAATATTAAAAATGTTAACATTTAGAGTTTTTCAATTTTTGGGGGACTTTTAATCCCCCTCCCTAACAGCCATTTGAACAATGAGCTACTGGTCTTAACATAAATCTTTTTATCATATGTTTTTTATTTTATATATTAAAAAAGTTAAAGTTGAATTATTTTCCATTTCCCATCCATCGTTTCACATAACGCGGTATAATGTTCTTTACAATCACCACTATTCATATATTTTAGGTCTTCACGAATCTCTGGATAATGAATATGACCACAAATAATATAATCAACAGAATGTTTTTTTAATATATTTTTGATTCGTAATTTATAAAAACTTATAATTTTTAATCCATTTTTGAAAAACAATTTTGAGTTTTCTGTAAGTGATTCAAATTCATCATCTTTGATAATTTTTATCTTTTTCTTAAATACTATACCACTATGGTGTTTTTTTATTTTTGATAGAATTCTAATAGTATAATTAAATAATCCAAGTAGTAATTTACTATCAGTTATTGGATTTTTGAATACTCCATTATGACCGTGATGTATGAAATATTTTTTGCCAAAACTTTCATATATGAAATAATCATAATTTTTAAATTTTGGATTTTTATCGTGATTACCATTTATATAAATAACATCATAATTATCTATAAGGTTTTTTAGATATCTTATTATTTTTTCATCTAGCTGTAACCATTGTCTTTCTAAGTATAGATAATCAATTATATCTCCGCATAGGAATAATTTTTCAAAAGAGTTTTTATTTATAAATTTTATAACTCTCTTATAATCAGATGATGGTGAACATAGATGTAAATCTGATAATATTATGGTTTTAAACATTTTATATTCCCCTTCTCATCATTTATTTTAATAGTATCTGAATCTTTATATCCGTAAAAACTTGAATCTGTTCTTACCCATATATCATATCCATCTGGAGTTTCTAACATCAGCCAACAACTGTTGTCAGTACATTCGTGGTCTATGATAACATAATTATTATAAATTTCATTAAAATTTTTACCTCTATCAAAATCAATAATGAATAATAGACTAACGAATATAACGATAAATGTTAATATAACTATAATCTTTCTCATAATGTAAAAATATTTTTTAATATATATAAATACAAATGTAATATATTTTTATGAAGAAACAAATTGAAGTTTTAAGATTTGATGAATTTGTTAACGAAGAATTTAAATTTAGTGGTCTAAGAAATTGGACTATAATATTTCTAGCACTTTTTTATAATTTCAAAGGAGATGTTCCAAGAAAATTTAATGAACCAAAATTTGTTGAAAATTATGTTAAAAATTTACCAAAATTAAATAATAATCAAAGAGTTAGAGATATTATAAGTGAAGTAAAAAATAGAGTATTAAAAGATACAAAAATATCAAATAAACAAGAAATTTTAAAAAAGATAGATGAGACTTTAATTGTTATTAGACGAGAAGATGAGTTTATGAAAATAATTACAGATATTGGTAATAAAGAAGCTAGTGGTAGATTAATTACTTTTAAAATTAATGATAATACACAAACACATTCTATTATTATCTTAGAAAAAGACTTTAATGATGAAACATTAACTCACGAATTAAACCATGTTGTAGAGAATAATATAAAACAAGATATGAGTGGAGTGGAAAAGATGTTTAACTTTAATATGAACTTTAAAGAATATAATAATAACTTAAAAATGATGACGAATGGTGATTATTATTTACCAAGTTCAGCGACTATTGATAAAGAATATAGAGATTATTTAAAAACTGAATTATATGTCAGATTAAATGGATTTAAGAGATTTTTATATAATCATAAATTAATAAACAATTCAAATGATAGTATAAAAGAATATATGATAAACAATATATTATCTGGTAGATTTTACAAGAATTTAAGTGATGAAGATAAGGAAATATTCTCACACTCAGACTTTTTAGAAATATTTATGTTTTTAGATAGAGAAAAATGGAAAGGATTTTAATTATGAAATACTTAAAATTATTTGAAGTGATTAAAATTTCTGATTATAGGAAATATCATAGAATGAGGGGTAATGATGATTTTCAAGAGAAAATGAAAGAATATTTTATGAAATTTCCAGACCATAGTAGAAATTATGATAGAATTTATTTTGATTTTGAAGTAGACCCAGATGACTGGAAAATTAAAATACCAAAAGAAATTTCTGATTTTATGGGATGGTATCATTATCCAATATTAGACTATAATAAAGGTATATGTAGAGATCACGATGGTAGAGAAATTAGGATTGGTAGATTATTTCAAAAACTAGGAGAAGATAGATTATTAAAAGTATATAATGATAGTAAACAAAATATGTTAAGGGATATTGGTGATTTACAGATAGTTATATCTAGGCATAAATATGATATAGTAGGTCAATCAACAGACAGAGGATGGACAACTTGTATAGATTTACACGACAAAAGATATCAAGGTAAACATGTACATAATTTAGATTATCAAATAAGCCGAGGTACATCATTGGTCGCGTATGTAATACGAAAAGCGGATAGAAATATCAATAATCCTATATCAAGAACGAATATAAATGGATATTGTTCTCGGGAAGCCATTCCCTGGGGTCTTAGAACATTTAGATCTAAACCATTATGGACTTTAAATACTACGAATTGTGTATATGGAACTAATGTTCCTGGTTTTATAGAGTTTCTAATAAAATGGTGTGATGATTTTAATAAAACAAAATAAGATTGAGAATTTAATATATACAAAAAAAATATAAAAAAATGAAATACTTAAAATTATTTGAGGAATGTGATTCTAAAAAAATTCAGGAAATTCAAGAATATGAAATCACAGAGGGAGTTAAAAATCCTAACGATAATATTAAAATGAAAATAACTTATAATCCTGGTCTTTTTAATAGAATAGGTGATAGGGATCAAGCGTTAAAAGCGTTAGCACAGCTCGCGAAAACATGTAAATTGGAAGATTGGAAATTTCAGGTTTCTGGTAGAGAATTTATATTAAATATTACAGGAAAAAGAGCATACTGTGATATATTTTACAAAGCAATTGAAAGATTATAAAAAAATAAAATAAAAGAATGAAACACATTATAGGAATAAATGAGTTTTTAAATGAAGGATTTAGTAATAATTTTATTCAGAAATCAATAAAATTTATTGAAAGACTAAAAGATTTATTTGATGGTATAGAAATACCAGAAGAAGATTTAGATAAATTGTTAAATTCTCCATCAATTTATTCTAGTGTTTGTAATACAGGATTTTTTAAACAGATTAAAAATGTTTACAATAATAATAAAGATAGAATTAAACAAGAATATGATTTAGTATTCGGAACAAATGAAGAGTTTATATGTAGTTTATTGATATCAGTCGCTGTTATGTTCGCGTTTTATTACGCAGCAAAAAAAGGATATTTGGATAAATTAATAGGAAAAATTGATGAAAAAATTTGAAGACTTTAAAAATTAAAAACCCAGAAAATCTGGGTTTTTTTGTTATTTATCATCAAACATAAAATCAAGATTATCGGGGTCATCCTTAGAAAATCTATTTGGTGAATAACCATACCCTTCTTGATATCCAATATCTAATTTACTAGTTTTTGTAATACCTCTAATTATGAATTTATCAGCACTATTTAAATATTTGAACGCGTTTTCTGATAATCCACCTCTATTTTTATTTATGACGTAGACCTCATCACCAACTTTAAAATCTGTCTCAATTGGTTTATTAACAGCACGACCACCTGGTATATTTCTCTTTTTCTTTTTCCTTCTAATTAACCAGTCATTTTCTGGATCTCTGTCTCTTTTTTTCTTTCTTTTTATCCAAGCGTCAAATTCTTCAAATAATTGTAAATGTTTCATATTATTTTTTTTATTTTTTCCAAGTTATATCTTTACCATTTTCATCATACTTTCTAAAAATTAATTCCTCAATTCTTAAATCATTATAATTTTTTACTAATTCTTTTATATCTCTTAATAATCTCGTTCTGTTAGCTTTTCCTCTTATGACAACATTCAAATCAATATCATCAACCGAGTCTTTTTGTCTATTGATAAAAGCTGGATGAAGTTCTTCGTTAAACCTTTTAAGTTTCATAATACCGATTTATTTTCTTTATATATTAAATTTTTTTATTGTTTTTTATCTATTATATTTGTGTAAATACATTGGATATGAAAATCATAAAGTATATAAAGAAGAGAAAAGCTATATTGAAAAGATATAGAAGTATAATGAATGCGAGATATAATAGATTAAGGATTGAAAAAGAAGAAGAAATTAAGACAATATTTGATAATATTAAAAAAGATTTTGACCCATATAGGATTGAAAAACATCAGATAATAAATGGTGAAGGATATACATATGATGGTGTAAGTGTTATTTTTTATGGATTATCTGTAGATTCAAATTCTAGTAATCTTTGGCAGGACGATACATATTACTATAAATTCAATTTATTTCTAGATGGTAATGAAATAGTTGATGATATTTGGTTTGATAAACATCAAATTTTAGTTCGTGATATCTTTAATTTTCTAGAGAATGAATATAAGAATAAATAATATATCAGAAGATTTTGAGTTTTTTGGAATGACAGTTTCACAATTATTAAAGATTAAAAATTTTACATTTAAATTAATAGTTGTCAGAATGAACTACAACGACACTAAAGTGTAGTTGTTTCTACGCAGCACGCTTAAACCAATGTTTTACGTTACGCTACGCCTGGGTTGTCCCTAACCCAGTTTAAGTTATATATCAGTGGTCGTGGCAAAAGCCTAACGACTTGATTGATTAATTCATTGATTAATCCTTATATACTTTTATGATTTTACCTGAACCAAGCTTTTGGTCAGAACCATTTACCATTACGTCAAAGAACATATTGGTAAATCATTATCTAACTTAATGTGTTTTGTAATTCTCATCATATAATTCCTTATTTATCATTAAAACTTTTGAATCAGTCCATCCAACATATTTATAATCAATATTTTTAAGACCTTTCAAATCATAAAGTTTAATATCATTCTTTTTTGGGTTAAATAAATCTATAATAGCTTCTCCAAATGTGCTTTTATCTATATCCATTTTTATTCTTATATAAGATAAATAATTATAGGTCTTATTTTCTCTTACATATTTATCCATTATTTTAAAACATTCATATATATTATTAATATTAAATTTTTTACCTGTTATATGTTCATATCTACCAATTATCTCACCTAATACCATTGATGGTGAAACGTAATCATATTCAGAATATTTATTATCACGAAGTAGTTCTTTAGTGAGATAATTCCAACTAAAACTAAATAATCCTTTCATTATCGCGAATCTAGCTCCGTTAAATGGAATTATATAATAACTAGTGCCATATTGATTCATTTCGTAGTTTGAGAAATCTAAACTATCACCTTTTGGTGGATATCCTTCCCATAGATCTGTTTTTGTTAATTCATAATGAAATCTTTTAGCCAAAATATGTGATTTATCACCTGGTGTAGCATTTTTTATTTGTCTGAATGTATTATGATACTTTATATTTATATATAGATAATCACTATCTTTTTTAATACCTCTTAATAAAAACGGATTATCTAAATCAAATTCATTACAATATTTTTTATATATATCAAAGAATTCATCTTTTGATAATTCTTTAGTATAATCATCGTAATTAAATGATTCATTATATAATTTTAAATATTTCATACCATTGTTATTAACATTTTTACAACAACTGGTATCATACAACCGACAATAACACCAAAGAATTGTTGTGATACTTTTCCTTCACTTCTTACTTTTAATAATTTGTATAATCCCGTCGCGACCGCTCCACCTAGAACAACACCTAACGCGTCACTAAATGTATTTCCTATACCCGCAGCTACCTGAGAATCAAATCCTAATCCGAGTATCCAACTCTCTACCGCGTCCATACCAACGAACATTCCTAGGTTATCTATTAATCCAAATGTCATCATAAAAGTACTACCAATAGCGAATGTTTTTATATTTGTTAATGATCTTCTAACGAAATTCGCGTTAACTTCTCGTTCTATATTATCCAATTCATTCATAATGGATTTTTTAGTTTCTTCTAGTTTTTTTGACACTTCTATTTTTATCAGCTCCATTATTTTATCTTTGTTTCTATCAAAACTACCTTTTATATCATCTTTTGATACTAACTTATTCTCTCTAGCTATGTTTAATGCCGCTTTTACAGATAATCCAAGGTCTTCTTTTTTTAGATTTGTCTTTAGTGTATCTACCATTTCAGCTTCAAATCTTTTGAAATATCTATCAAATTTATCTCTTTTTTCTGGTGTTAATCTCTTTAATAATTTACTGATAAAAACTGTTATTGTTTGAATAGTTCTTTGTGATATTGTTTTAGCTGTTCTAAAGAAATTATAAATCTTATTTAATATCCTATTCGCCCAATTCATATTCGCTTCAGTTAACAGGTTAACATTAAAGATGAATCTATTAATCTCCCTTACTAAGTCTTCTTCTCTAAATGAATTATATTCGTTTATATAAATCATTGTTTTTCTATTATTTTATATACATCATATGGATGAACAAACCACCCGTGTCCATATTTACAACCATGATCACTAGTAGCGTGATTTTTTTCTCTATCTCCCATTATATCATCTGGTAATTTTTTATCAAAACATATATAACACCAATCAAATCCTTTTCCACCTTTTAAAACAGTCCCGTTTCCATATTCTTCACTATATATTCTATCACCTTTTTTTAAACCTTCACCTAATCCAATTCTTTGTTTTTTGAGTTTTTTAATAGGATCTTCCTCTTCCCAATCAAAATCATCAAAGTCAATGTCTATTTCTTCAAATAATTTTATGTATTTCATATTTTTATATATTAATTTTTACTATTTAATTTTTTATCTTATATTTGAAGTATGAAAAAATTATTATTACTATTACTTTTAGTATTACCATCATTTTTGATGAGTCAGAGTTATATTGGTCAAAAATATGATGATTTCTTTGAAAAAATGGTAAATAAACATCGTAGTGAAATATTTAATGGACCCGGCAAAAGAATATTATGACCAAGACTTAGGTAATTATCTAATACTAATAGTCTGGAAATCAAATTCATACACAACTTACTCATTTTCACCAAATAATGTATGTGTATATATTTATCAGTTTACACCAATAGAGGATAATATAATAAGAAAGAAACTATTGGATGAATTAATAGAAATATATGATAAAGATTATAAAAAAATTGATAATTATTGGATAGAAGAGTATAATGGTATAAATATTAAACACATAGTACAAGAGAAAATATTAGAAGATAAAATAGGAATAACAATAATAATGGAAAAACAATGAAAGAAAAACAAAATTTAATAATCGGATTAGTATTGATAACTATAGGTATAGTATTTTTATTTTTGTAAAATGGTATTCATATTAATATATTCAATTTCACTACTTTTGACATCACTTTATTTACTCAGTTTTGTAATTGATGAATTGGATGACCCTAGTGAGTATTGTATTATGCTGATATTCAATATATTTTCTCCCATATTTTTTATACTTATTATCATTCTATTATGTAAAGATAGAACAGAAAGAAACAAATTCTTTTATGGCATTAAAAAATTAAATCCAATTAGATGGATTAAAAATCTATCATTATTCATTTTACACACAATAAAGATATTACTTTTTAAAAGTGAATGGGAAGAAAATGAAGAAGAGGAGGATGATAATATTAGAGAAATAGTTAGAAATATTCAATTACTTAGTCTGATTAATAATTCATACTTCGCGAAAAGATTTAGAAAGGTTATTTAAACTCAAAATATATATTTATTTAGTTCTTTGTCATAAATGTACTCTGTGTTCTCTTTTTTCTCCCTCTCTTTTACTAATTTAAGTAATTGTTTTATATTTTCATATCCCTTGTATATAATTATTATTTTTGAACCTTTATCATATGTGGATGAATCATCCATAGAACCTTTATTTATAATATGATAATAATCAGGATCTTGTATTAATTTATGATAAACTTTTTTCGCACTATTACTTACTTGTGTGTTACTAGTTATAAAACCAATCTGTTTTTATAAATGATTTATATACTTTATATCCAAGCCCAATATTTACCAATGGATATTCTAACCCATTTATCATATGGAAACGATTTCCAATTTTTCCTCCAAATAAACTACTTTCCATTTGACCCTCATTCGTAAGAGCAAATACTATTCTATGTCCTTTTTGGGATATAGAATATAACTCATCTAATTTCTCATCTTTGAAATATAATTCATAATCTTTTGACTTTTCAGAATCTTTTTTAAAATACATATCATCTATTGTAACTCTTAAAAATTTATTCGCGATATCTTTTTGTTTTATATCATCTATATCAAAAAATTCACGATTATTTACGTTATTGTTATAGTAAAATATTTTAGCTTTTTTATTCTTTTTTATTTTTATTAATTTTAAAATATTTGACATATCTTTTAAAGTTGTGGAGTTATAACAACCCAATCCCGACCATCAGTACTAACCGAGAATATAATAGCGTCACCCCTAACCTGACCAGCTTCGTCTGTATCGGTCATCGTAACATTAAATTTCTCAACACCTTTTCTTACTTGTCTATTAATGAACATTTCAATAATAGATTCCACCGCCCCTCCATTAAATTCACCACGATTATGCATCATTGTATATTTTACTCCTGGATTTTTAGAATGATACCTATCTATTATTTTAGACATAATATCTTTCACTTTATCACCACTTAATGTACGAGTTGATGATTTTGATATTTGTTTAGTTTTAGAATCATTCACCTTTATTCGGTATTCTATAGTAACCGTTACTGTACCATCACTATTCTTCTTTTGACTAATTATTTTTGACTCAACAACCGATAAACTAGCTGTTGACACAGAATTATCACCACCAATTTTACGAATAACATCACGTTTAGCGTTTGACATAGCTAGTTTTTCCGCCATACTGATATCAACTGATGTACCATCCGATGTTCCTTTATAAACATTTGATTCTGATGGAACTTGAACCCTATTACCACCCCAACTTCCTCCACCATCTGTAGTATTTGCATTCGCTGAAAATGATGGTGTTGAGGTCAATAGTGATAAACTCGCTAACGCACCCGTGACCCAAGTTCTCCATCCCTCATCTATTTTTTCTAATTCCTTGTCTTCAATGGTCTTATATTCAAATTCAATCTTATATCTTCTTAATATTCTTTTTAATTCTACAAAATCATCAAAATATTTCATTTCTAATGAAAGTGGGTCTTTTGTTGATATGAAATATGTTTTTGTTTTTTTGAATTCACCAGAATAGGTATTGACCGCGTTCGTATTACCATCATCCCACATCATACCGAATAATCCACTATTTTCTAATTCTTCTTTAAGAATTATACTAAATTTCTTTATTTTCATTTTTATTTTTTATTTTTTTACAATTTGGGTATCCTCGTTAAAATAACGAGGTTAACGCTTCACAGACAAGGTGCTTCTCTGTTTTAACAACAAAGTCCACAGAGCTCGCCTCCACGTTCAATGCCCGACATCCCATCGGCCAGTTTTTTTTTTGGAAATCCACCAATTCCTTTAAAGAATCGTTTATATGCGTGATCTAGGTTCAATAATGATCCCTGTAAGGATTGACTGTTTATTTCCTTTAACCAATTTAATTCTTCTTTCAAATCAACTACCTGTTTCTGTAAATCAAATCTTGATATATTAACTTTGTTTCTGTACGCGTTAATTTTTGTTTCAAGCGCGAGATTATAAATAAATCTTGTTGACCCAAAATGCTTATTTAATAATTCTTTCTGATCATCTGTGGGATATAAACGATATTTAAAGGCTTTTAACATATATTTATATATAAAATATTCAATATGCTTTTTTATCTATAAAAAGGCTGTACCTAACCCCACCTCAAGGGGATGGGGAATTCTTTTTAGATTAAATTTTTTAAATTACTTTAACGTTTATAATTTTAGTTTTAATTGGCTTTTTTTCCCATCCTCTTTTAAGTGAAAATGTTATTAAACAAGTACCTTCTGATTCACCTTTAATTCTAAATATTTTATAGGTAGTTTTTTCTTTTCTTCCTGAAGAGATTAACCATTTTGACTCAACACTAACATTATCATTCTCCAATTTTTTATTCCACACATATCCAGTGGATGGTAATACATCAATTCTATATTCAAATGTTTCACCAACTTTTATAGTGTAGTCTATATTCTCGTCTTCCCATTCAAAATCATCAAAATCAATCTTTTCAAATACCTTCGGATTCACATCCGTGAATAATTTAATGTGTTTCATAAGGGTATATATTAAAAATTTAATTCTTACTTTTAATATATAACTCTATGAAATATTTAAAACTTTTTGAAAATTTTAATGATGACTGGGAAGAACCACAGGATGAGGAAATTGAACACGATGAAAATTTTGTAGATCCAAGAGAAAATACAGAAGGAGAACTGATTGATGGAGAGTTAATAGACACATATGGTGGAGATTACACCTGGAGAGATGTTAGATGGGCGTTCTATGATGGGAGATATCATTTCTATGAAACTCGTTACGGAGCGAAAGATCTTACAGAATTTGAAATTGATAGTCCAGATGAAATATCGGAATATGAACGAATGTTAAAAAAAGAATAAAATTTTATCCTATTTTATTTATCTTTGTGATAATACCATTGTCAATGTTGACATTTATTCTTTTATTATTAAGTTCCAGGACCGTTCAATCCTTTTTTCAAGCAAGGAGATGGGCCATTGTTCCATAATAACATTGATTATCTCTTTTATTTACTCGTATAATCCAATCCTTTGGTATTTCTTTTTTAGCTTCTTGTTCTGTCATACCAAGTAATTGACTTGGACGAAACGCACCGTGACGATCATTTCTGACATCACCCGTATCTTCCCATTCCATATCATCAAAATCTAAATCTTCATTTTGTTTTTTATATGGATAAGCTTTTGATGCTGCTTCTCTAATATCCTTTTCAATTGATTTTCTGTTTATTTTCCACGCTTGATGTCCAAATATACCAGCGGTTAAAGAATTTTTATTTGGATTTTTATCTAACCAGTTTTTAATCGCGTCAATAGTCTCTAGTATATCCTTTTCAGGAATATCAACTTTTTTTCTTATAGAAAAGTCAACTTCTTCGTTATATTCTCCAAATGTTTTTAGAGTTTTCATCTTATTATTTTATTTTTAGTAGTAAAATTTATTTTTTATTTTAAACTTTTTAGATTATTATTATTATTATTAATATTAACAATTTAAAAAAAAAAAATAAAATGAAAACAATTAAAAATTATTCAGTAGAGAGGGATGTTTATGAATCTTTTGATAAATTAACAAATTCCTTAAGAATAAACAAAAGTCGTTTCTTTCAAGAAAAGATAGTTGAGTTTATAACAGAAAACGGTGGTGAAATAAAAGATAGTGTCTCTTGGAGAGAATGTTTCCGTAATCTAGGAAGACCTTGGAGAACGGGTCTTAATGAACTTATGGATTCTTATAATAAAATAGATGAACAATTAAAACCAACTCCAAAAGTAGATTATGATAAATATAGAATTTTAGAAAAGAGATTTGAGGATAAAGTTGAATTTCATCCACAAAAACTCGCATACGCGAATCTAGCGGGTGAAACCATATGGCGTTCAATTTTAATGGGAACAGATAGATTTGAACACGGACTAAAATCAATGGAAGAAGCGTTAGATTTTATTGAAAGATATAAAAGAGGTAATATAGTTGAAGAGGTTATTCATGATATTGAATAAAATTTTTCAGAAAAATTATAAAGTTCAAAATTTTATCTATTTCCTTTACTAAGATTTTCCTCCTTCCATAAAGGTTGGAGATTTTCCAAAGAACAGACCTCTTTGATTGGTGTATCTGGTGAAAACTTTGTGACAGGGCGCATATGATCTATATCCCATTCACCGTGGTTATCCCAAGACATACCAGGACGGAATAGAGATTGAAGGTGATCGTGGAGTTCTAGAGCGGAATATCCCAATATATCTATTGTATGTCCCTCTTTTGTTGTTCCTAATCTTCTTAAGGTTGAGTGTAAGACACTTCTCCAGGCTATTATATGGGGGTTATTTTCCCTGTAGTTTTTTTGTAATTCAGCTAATTTTTCTTTATTATTATTCCTCCATTCTTTATTTATTTCTGGATGTTCTTTTCTATATTTTTCTAAATATTCTTTTATGACTTCTTTGTTTTCTGGGTCGTTTCTATACACCTCTTTTTGTTTGAGGATTTTTTCACGGTTTTCTTTGTGATATTCTTTTTTTCTTGCTAAAATTTTTTCTTTATTTTTTTCATACATTTTCTTATCGTATGCTTTTTGTTTTTCTTTGAACCCTGGATCTTCTTTATATTTTTCTTTATATTTCTTTTGAATGTCTTTTACACATTCCTTACATTCATTTCTGTGACCATCTGGAGTGCCTTTCTTTTTATGAAAGTCTTCAACAAATTTCAATTTACCACAAATTCTACACTTCTTTTCCATATTCTCTTTATATTTTATATAGTAAAAAGGTCGTGTCCCAATAGTCAAAAAAAACAAAAAAAAGACACAAAATAATTTGTGTCTTTTTTAAGTCGTTGAATATCAAATAGTTATTAATAGTAATAATCTTCCCAGTAATCGACAGCGAAGTTCGCTTGGAATGGGCCCATCAAAGTACCTGTGTCATCCCAACTGATTTCTTCAAATCCTGTAAAGGCTCTGCAGACCGCGTTGTGATAAATTACCCTTCTTATGATAATACCATCTTTGTCATGAAGGTTTACAATAATGTTACCTATTGTTGCGACTTTATAGTTTAATTCTCCAGTTTCATTGTTCCATGATAAATCATACCAATCTTTCAACATTCTAAAGATAAAGATCTGATTCTGATTATCTTTCAATAAGTTAAAACTGATTTGGAGATCGTCAATAGATGTTGTATCTGGCATCATAACGAACAAACGGGTTGAATATTTAAATCTCTGAGATTGTGTTGGTAGGTTTGGATACACTGGTAACGTGGTAGAAATCGCGTTCTCCAACAGTAAATTTTTTCTTCCACCATAAATTGTTTCCAACGCTGGAGGAAGTATGAAGTTTACTTCAAATAAATTCTTGTGTACTGGTTCCCAAATTTTATTGTGGGAATCTATGTTCGTAAAATGTGCTAGTGGCATATCGTTCTGATTATTTTTTTCTTTTATATATTAATGTAAGTATGTTCTCTTTTTCCATTTTTTTAGTATATATTAAAATTTTTATCTCTTTTTTTTATTTTTTATTTTATATTCATCCAATAATTCCTGAAAAATCCAATTCCTTTGGGTCTTCTTCATCATAGTACTTCATCATCAATCTCTTCCCATACATCTAGGTTATCACCTGGTGTCTCATTAATATCCTGAATATCTTTCTTCAAAATCTATATAATTATTCTTATCATTTTCTCTTCTTAATCTTTCCATTTCCATATCAAATCTAGTTGGTGGTAGTTTTCTTCTTCTTTCCATCTCTTTTTCAATATCATCTAACGCTTTTCTAATTCTTTTTCTTTCTGATTCACGCTCTTTTTTTGATTTCCAGAGCCAATTTTCAAATGTTTTGAAAGACTCATCCATTTCCCATTCAAAACCACCATCCTCATTATCTTCCTTTTCTTCTTCTTGGGGTTTTATTTTTTTATTAGCGACGTGTCCTTTTAATTTATTTGTAATTTTCCATTTTGATCCACCCCTTTTAACTTCTAAACTACCTAAATTATATTCATATAATAATTCATTTATCCCATCAATAACTTCTAACCAATCATCAAAATCTGTATGTCCTACCATACTTATCGCTTCAGCGAGTTCTGAAATTTTAATCCCCAATTCATCATAATCTCTTTTATTTAATCTATTTATAATTTTAAGACATTTTTTAATACTATCTCTGAAAGAATAATAATTTTTATTAGTCATATTATTCACTACTACAAAGTATTTTTTATTCACATCCTCTAAACACTCATCAAGATATCTAACCAATCTTTCTGTTGATGCGAATGAAATTCCTTCGTTTAAATTAATATCTTCAAATTTTAGCGCTTTCATATTAAATTATATATAAATTCTATAAAATCATTTTTTTAAGATGGTAAATTTGGTTTATCAAAACTTATTTTATTTCTAATCTCTTCTGGTAATTCATTTAAATACTTATTTGGTGTGTTTAGTAAATCAATTTTTGTATTATTATCTAAAATTTGTTTCTTTTCGTCATTATTTAATTGGCGAAATATATCACCATCAGTATACTTATAATCATTATAAAGAATATATCTATATTTTTTCTTTTCTAATTTCTCAACACTCATTATTAAATATATATCACTACCATACCGACCAAGAAAATGTTCATTTGGTTCCTCTTCTTCCCATTCCCAATCATCTTCATTGAAATCTATATTTTCAGTTAATTCACTCATTTTTTTCCCACATTTCTTACATTGTTTATAATGTTCTGTCTTACAGTACTTCATCTTTGGATATGGATAAGACATTTTTGTTTTTTCTACCCAATCATGATCACAAGTTTCTTCCTCATCTTCCCAATCAATATTATCAAAATCTATACTCTCATTGAATTCTAACCATTTTTTATTTTTTACTCCTGTATTTTTTGCTCTATTTTTTACAATTTGAATCTTTCTTTTTTCTTTTATAATTTCACTAAACCACATTTCTTTTGGAAATTTTTTGAAAAATTCTTCCATATTCATACTAGATTTGGTTCTAGAATAATAAAAATCAATATAATTTTTAAAAGATTTAATCCAATCTTCATAATAATTATTTGTGGTTAGAAATCTATGAAAATCTTTAGGCATACCTTTTGGTTTCTTACGACTAATTGGTTCCTCTTCTTCAAAATCCCAATCATCAAAATCTATATCCATTGATTCAACCATCCTATTTTTTGGTATATTCAATTCACCTATATCATATATTTTTATAAAATTATTTACATCAGATTTAAACACCATTAAACTTTCTTTACCTCTAGCTCTGAATGAACTTTCAGTTTTTTCTGATACAACAAATAATCTTTTGTCATAAATAAAATAATCACCAACTTCAAGACCATTACCATCAACTTTATATCCCTTTACAAATCTATCAGCTTTTACGGTATAACTTTGACTATCATGACTTCCATGTAAAGTAACTACTCCATTTCTTATTCTAGTAACTACTCCAGTCCATAAATTAGTTGTATGGAGATACTCATTATTACATTTCGCGATCAAGTAATCACCAATATGAATTTCTTTATCAAACGGTTCATTCTCTTCCCATTCCCAATCATCATCATTGAAATCTATTTCTTCAAATAATTTTAAATATTTCATATCTTTATTATATATAAAATATTTAAAATAAAAAAGGGGGTCATTAGACCCCCAATTAAAAGGAAATGAAAATTTATTTTAAATTCTTTTTGTAATTTGACAACTCTTATTGATTAAGAGAATTTTACCACTCTCCAACATAACCTCAATACTTTCTTTGTCCTTATCTAGCCAGTCAACACGTGCAGCGTCACCCTTGGTGTAATAAGTTTTAATTCTTTGTCCTGATGTATTGTAAAGTTCTACTTTACCATCTTTAATTGTTAAAAAAGTTTCTTTTGCCATTTTTCTATTTGTTTAAGTCAATTTTAAATTTATCTATATCAAATCTTAATTCCCAGTCATTAGTTAACATTAGATTTTCATATTTCAAAAACACTAACATAAGTAATCCAATTGGTCCCATATATCCATATATTGTAGCGATTACAATGGACGCGATGAATCTTATTGTTTTACCTAATTTAACACTTCCACCATTTTGTTCCATAAAATCAACAATTGATGTACCGTTGTAATAATTTATAAGTGTTAAATAAAAAGTAATGAGTGCGAAAATAAACCAAATAATCATAATTTTCTGTTTTTATGTTATAACAAAGATACGAATAATTTAATTGTTGTACAAATTCATAGTGTAAAATTTAATGAACCATGAAATGGTTCATTATAGATATAATCCTGGTCTTTTTCCAAAGTACTAGATAAAAGATACTTCTTTCTTTTCCATAGATACTCATAGTTGATCATTCTACAATCTAAATCTATGAAATTCAAATCATTAGAAAATCTATTAATTATAACTTCAAATCTAATATTATTTACAGTCTGGAAAAACATTAATCTCCCATCTATAAAAACTTTATGGTTTAGTTTCAGTTCTTTAGTTATCTTCCTAATAAATTTACTCATATTCATATTCTTTCTATATCTACCATATATGGTTGATCTTATGAATAAATTATAACTATCAAATATGTGTTTTGTTGTCACCATACCATTTTTTGTAATCATCGCCTTTTATAAAACTTTCTATTATTGTTCTATTCTCAAGTTCGTAGTTAAGTGGAAGTTTATGTAATCTGATATACCAATTCACAAAATCAATTACTGTATCTTCATTCCATTCAAAACTATTAACTTTCTTTTCTTCCATATTATTAAATTTTATTTATGATAATTCCAAGACATATCATAATATGGTGATAGTTTATCATTTGTATTCAACAAAATCTTTTCTTTTAAATATTTTTTTATACCAGGGTAGTGCATTCCATCGGTGTACTTTTGCCTAGTGTTCAGTTAAGTCATTTAATGTTTCTCTAGCTAGTTCAGCTACTTCTTTTCGCCTTTCAATTTCGTTTATATTTTCCATATTTTTTAAATTTTAATGTATTTAAATTCGTGTTGGTATTCAATTTTCTTTAAAACTTCAAAGATTAAATCTTCAGTTTTTTTAATATCTTCAATATCAACAGTTTCCACTGTTGTGTGCATATATTTCAAAGGAAGTGATATCAAACAAGATGGAACTCCACCTACGGAGTACGCGAAAGAATCAGTGTCGGTTCCTGTTGAACGACTACAAACTTTTCTTTGAAAATCAATCTTTTGTTTTGTTGCGACTCCCTCAACCAATTCAAGGAGTTTTTGTTGAATCGGTGCACCATATGTTAAAACTGGTCCTTTACCGCAACGAATATCACCATTTTTCATTTTTTCCATCATTGGTGTTGTTGTATCGTGTGTTACATCAAGAATTAACGCTGCGTTTGGACGAATTGTTTCCACAATCATTCTAGAACCTCTAAGTCCAACTTCTTCTTGTACCGCGTTAACAACATATAAACCAAATGGTAATTTCACTCCTTCTTCTCTTAGTCGTTTAACAACCTGTGTTAGAATATAACCACCCATTTTGTTGTCTAATGCACGACCAGTATAGAATTTATTATTCATTTTTGTTAATTCATCTGGATATGTGACTAAACACCCAACATAAATTCCTGATGATTCAACATCCTTTTTTGATGTAAATCCACAGTCAATAAAGATATTATCCGCGGATGCGTGAGTTTCTTTGGTACCAGTACCTCTTGTATGAATCGCTGGCCAGCCAAAGAATCCAGGTATTAGTCCATTTTTAGTATGGATATTAACTCTTTTAGATGGTGCTATTTGATGATCTGCTCCACCATTTTTTTTCACATAGATATATCCTTTATCTGTTATATAACTAACAATAAATGATATTTCATCAACATGTGCTTCAATTACTACTTTAAAATCAGAATCTGGATTAATTATACCAACTGCGGTTCCATAATGGTCGGTTATAAATTTATCAACATAATCCTTCATATAATTTACCCAAATTTGTTGGGATTCATTTTCATATCCACTTGGGGATAGACTGTTTAGATAAAGTTCTAAAAATTTTTTACTCATAATTACTGTTTATATTAAATAATGTGTTAAAAAAATGCATCATCATAATCATTCCAGATATAATAACCAAGAATAATTGCCATCCAACTGGTTCAATACCATATAATGAATAAACCATTGATAGATAAAGACAATATCCAGACCCTAAAAACACCAAGAGATTAAGAAAGAATTGTGAAAATTTCGCTCTCATTGGTCTCTAGATTTTAAAATTTTTAATATTATTCCCATTCCTGTACCACAAGATAACATCATTATTACAGCGAAAGTTTTGATATTGAATTTGTAGATAGTTAATTCTGGTTGATATGGGATTATATCCAAAAAAGATAAACATGCAAGAAAATAAAATAGGAACAAAAAACCATATCCAATTAAAAATTCAGAATTAATATCTTTTATGTATCTCATTATTATTTGATTATCAGTGAGTTGAGTGGGATTTGAACCCACGACAAAGTGTTTTAGGGGCACTTGTTCTAACCAGACTGAACTATCAACTCATTATTTTATTCAAAGATATAAAAAATTTTTAATATAAAAAAATTTTTTATAAAAATAACAGGGGTATTTTTATACCCCTGTTATAGATATTATTATATACTCTTAGATAAGAAATATTTCAAGTCCTTTTCTTTATAAAAATTACCTTTTAATCTTTTGTAAATGTCCAAAGAACTTTCCATTTTATCTCTAGATTCCAAAAAGTTTTTCTTCGCTTTCTGAATCAATTCCTCTTGTTGAGATATCTTAATATGAACCCTTTATCGGATTTTAAGATATACTTATAAAGAATGTGAAAAAACTTATTAAATGATTTCAAAGAACGATTGTGCTCAACATTTAGAATACAGTTTCTTAGTTTTTTTTCTGATTTAGTGATAAATTTACTAATTTTTCATAACAATTATCAATTTCTGATAAATCACTTGTTATCCTGTAATCCATTAATTCTGAAACTCTTTTTATTTTTTCAGTGGTTTCTTTTACTGATTTTTCTAGATTTCTTGTATCTAGACTAAAATTTACTTTATTTAATTTTTCCATTGTTTCCATTTTATTTTTTTTTAATTGTTTATAATTTAATTTTTAATTTTTTGGTAAAACAATGGTTCTCATGGGGGTCTAACCTATGGCATATCTTCCTCCTTTCTGATTTTTAATTTAATTATTCCTATTATATCTTGGGTAAATGGATCATTAAACATTCCTGATACCATAAACTCACCATATTTTTTATAAAAATGTCAAAAGAAAACCACGATGTCTTTAGCATCGTGGATGAATTTTGACGAACATCATTCAAATTATTTTTGGAAAAATATGACTTTTTCATTTTAATATATATTTATAATAAAGAAAACGAAAAAAGTTGTATAAAATGAAAAAGAGTTATTCTATAAGACTATTTCCGATTAAAGAACAGATAAGTCAATTAAATGAATTATCTGAAATAAGGAAAGATATATGGAATAAACTCATTGATGTTCAACAAAAAGAATATGAAACAAACAAAACTATATTAAACAAATTCGATTTGAATAATTTACTTCCAGAATTAAAAGAACAATATATAAATTGGAAAAAATTAAATTCAAAAGCCGTTCAAACTATTGCCACAGAAATATACGGTTCATATCGTTCATTTTTCAATTTAATTAAAAAAGATAAAACGGCAAGACCACCAAGAAAGATAGATTCTGACTATTATCATACTATCGTTTGGAATCAGTCTGGTTGGATTATTCAGAGTAATATAATAACAATTAATAAGATTCCATTTGAATATAAATCAAAAATAGATATATCAACATTAGATATAAAAGAAATCAAAATTAAATTTGTAAGAAATAAATGGTTATGTGATTTGATTGTTGAAGAACCAATACAATATGAAGATAATCTAAAAATTAAGACTAAAGTTTTAGCAATCGATTTGGGTTTAGAAAAATTAGCAGTAGGTGTTGATAACAAAGGTAAAATGATTGTATTGAAGAATAAATCAAAGAAAATAAATGATTATTATCAAAAAGAAATAGCAAAAATACAAAACAAAAGAAGTAAAACCAATAAAGGTTCAAAAAGAAATTTAAAATTAAAGAAAGTATTAAATAAATGTTACCATAAAAAGAACGAACAGATAAAACAAACTCTACATATTCAGAGTAAATATTTAGTGAATATGAACTACAACACAATTGTAGTCGGTGATTTAAGTGTTAAAAATTTAATGAATAGTGAAGGTGTTAATAAAAACAAAAAAGGTATTAGAAAATCTTTTCACAAATCTAATATTAATATGTTTTTACAATTTCTTGGTTATAAATGTCAGTTAAAAAACACAAACCTAACCAAGATAAATGAAAATTGGACTACTCAATTAAATTGTTTAACTGGAAAGGTATTCAAAGAAAAAATTGAACTTAAAGATAGACAAGTTCAATTATCAGATACAATCACTATTGATCGTGACTTAAATTCAGCCATAAACATTCTTAAACGATGGTTTGATAGTCATATTGCTTCTATGAACGAGCCACTTAATATTTTAAGTGTTCTTGATAGATACAACATCTATAAGGAAACTACGACATCTTTAGTGTCGTAGTAGTTCATTAGATACGAAATAATAACTTGACTCATTCAAATTATTTTCTAGTGAGAATCCAAATCTATAATCTGGAAAAATCCATTCTATTAGTAAACTACCATCTTCTAAAGCGTTTATACATAACGGTTTATCACTATTAGCATCAAAATTCTTTTCAAAAAATTGAGTGAAATGATTTATAGATTCTCTATACATTTCATTTTCAATGAAATCGTTTATATTTTTAAATGTCCTATTCATAATTTTTCTATTTCTTTAGTTTTTATTTCTCTTATCTTTTCTATGATGAATTCCATTTCATCACATACCAAGTCTATTTCTCTAGTTTGTTTGAATCTTTGACCTGATTTGACTTGACATTCAACCAAAAATTTAAGATTCCATCTATTATCCTCTAACATTTTCTCTAATTGAATTATTCTCTTATTCATAATAATCTTTTTTAAATTCTTCATATAATTCAAATATTTTATCTGGATCATACGTATTATTTTCTTTGTCTAGTAATCTAACCATCCATTGGGCTGTTGGTATTACTTCATTTTGATGCCCACTATCATAAAATGGGTACATTGCGATAAAAAATCCGAAATCTATCAATTCTTGTTTATTCATAATTGTTCTCCTTTCTTAATTTATTATTTTCTTGTTTAATTGACCAATATTTACCTTTCCAAAATTCCATTTCATCACGATATCTATTCAATTTCTTTTTTAATCTTGATTCTCTTTCAGACCATTTGTTTTCTCTTTCTAACCATAATTCATAATACTGATGTAATTGTTTTATAGCTTCTTCTTTGTCTATTTTAGAACATCTTGGGCTATGCCCGTGATATGATTCACATTCTTTACATTTTTCCATAATTATTTCTCCTTTTCTGTATAATTAAAATATTTTTCATTTCCTTTATATTCTTCTTTAACCGCTCTTCCATAGATAGTTCTAGTCCATCCATTTTGGTATCCGTGATTGTTAGCGATTAAATATCCTCGTTTGTCACTTTTTTGTGTGATTAAATGGCAATCAATATATCTCCCTCTCACCTTACAGAAGACCATATCTCCTATATCATAAGAATCTTGTTTAACGAATGTCATTAATCCACCATTGTTTAGGGTTGGTTTCATTGAGTTACCAAAACATTTCATTTTTCCTTTTTTATTTTCGTCTAATTCATTAATTAGTCTTTCGTACTTATTCATTTTGTTAAGTTTAAATTTTTAGTTAATTCTTTACTTTTTTCTCCTGGTTCTATTGTAACAGAAGTATATTGGTTTATATCTGGTTCATAAAAAATAGACATACGAATATCATTTTCAATTAGTTTTTTTACAAACATAATGAATTCGTCATAATCCTTTACAGATAAATAAATTAAATATTTTGATTTTTCATTCCAATGGTTGGCTATTTCAGGGTGTTCATATTGGAATTGGATAGCGGAATGTGCAGATTGCACCGCTTGATAAGTTGTTGATTTTAAATCACTTCTAGTGATTACTCTTAATTTGTTGTCTCTAATCTAGGTCATTTTTTTATTTCTTTTTTGTTATTGGTTTTAAGTGTGTAAAATTCAATTCTTTATTTAAATCAATTCCATACCCTTTCATTTTTCTGAACATCATTTCCGATAATGTTTCATTTCCAAGTTCTAATGAATTAGTATCATATAGTTTTAGTGAATCTAAAATTGATAATAAACAATCAAGTAAATCTTGTTCTTTACCTTTATTTTGTTTCTCACCTGTTTCCATTTTATTTTCCATTTTTTTATTAATACAAATATACGAACATTTTTTTAATTGTACAAATTATTTATGATTTTTAGGCGTTTTTCATTTTATTATATATGATTCTTCTTCCCGTGGCGTAGAAACTACTACATCTTCAGTGTAGTAGTAGTTCATTTTCTAAACCCTTTTACAATAACTCTGTTTTTTGGTTCATTATTATATTCAGATTCTAAGATAATGTTTTTGAATTTTTTATCATCAATTTTTAAATCATTCAATTTGAAATGCTTAATTCTACGACCAAAAAGATAAATACTTTCTTCAAATATAATTCTACCTGTTGGTTTAAATCCAATTCCACGAACTGGAGTGAATTCTGTTACTTTTTCATAAATATTTTTCATAATGGAATAGATTTTAAAGTTATCACTAATACAAAGATACGAAAAATTTTTATCTTTTCAAAATATTTTGGAAATTTTATATGATTGATAATCAAATGATTATAAGTAATTTTATGTGGTTAAATTTAATAGATTTAGACTGAATTAAAATATCACATCATAGTATTTCCCCACCATTTTCCTTATTCTTTCTAATGAAATCTATACCATTACTATTGGTTATTTCGTAGTCATCTAGATTAACTTTTTGTCCATCAATAACCCCAGTATTATCTTCAATATCTGTAACCACTTTATAACCAATCATTCTCATTCTTCTAATAGTGTTAGCTTTTAAATTATCTGGTTCTGTTTTCTCAGAATTTATTATTCTATCAGACCAATTTTTGAATATTTGTTTTTGGTCACTTTCATTTATAAACTTATTAAAATCTTTCAATTTCATATTTCTCTTGGTTTTTTAGAAATCCAATTCCCATTTTTATCTATCCTTTTCATAAAGTTATCTCGCATCTCCTTTTCTCTTTTTGATATCTCATCTTTATATACTTTAGATAATTTCATATATTTTTCATATTCTTCTGGTGTTTTAGCTTTATTAGCCTAGTATTCGTAATCAGCTACTATTTCTCCCAAATGTCGTGTTGATACATTTTTTATATCAATTCCTTTAATATCTTCCGCTTTTATCATTTTGTGTTTTAATTTTGGAGATCTAATCTCATTTATAAAGTTTTTATAATCTTTTAAAGTTTTCATCTTTGTAAACTCCTATAATATTTCCAAAATCTTTTTCTATTTTTCGCTAATAAATTCATCACATCTTCCCATATATAGTGAACATCATCCTCATCCCCAATATTACCATCTTTAATCTCATCTAACATAGCTTTCGCTCTGTCATAAAAATTGTCAAAGATTTGAATTTTTTCATTGTCTGTATATTCACTTAACTGTTTTATAATTTCATTATCATTAGTTTGGTCATTTTCTTCCCAATCAAAAATCTCATCATGAAGATTTTTCTCTGGTTCATTATTAAAATTATCATCTATTGTGTATGCTTCAAATTTTCTTAACTTCATAACTCTATATAGTAATTTTTATTTATTTTTTATAACTTATACTCATATTTTAATCTAAGTATCATATAATCTGTAATTAAATCAAATGTTTTGAGTTCATCAACATCCCCTAGACTTATTTTAACTATTTGATTTACATCATCTTGTGGTTTTGGTGATGGCCCTTGACGAAAATCATTATAATTAAGTTCCAATAAACATATATAATATTGACCGAGATTCTTCTCATCCTTAAACAAGTTTTTATCAACCGTTATTGGATAATTCGCGTTTAAAACTATACCAGTTTCCTCATGGAGTATTCTTCTTACAGCTTGTAAAGTATTTTCTTCATTAATATCACCCTTTATAACAGTAATAAAGTTATTTACATTACGATACCCTTCAACTTCTTTATATTTATATTGAAATGTTGGTATATTTTCATATCTCAATAAGACATATCCCTCATCTTTCAAATAAGGAAGAATAACCATCTTATCTTTTCCGTTTATTATATCCCACTCTTTATAATTGATTATCTCAATATCACTACCAACGAATTTTTCACTTTCTTCTGGTTGTTGTTTCTCTAGTTTTGTAAATCTCATCATTTTTTATATTTATTTTTTGTATATATTAATAATTATCATCCAATTTAATTTCCACTATCTTATCTGTTAAATACTAATGCTCTTCGATTTTATTAACTTTCCCATCCCTTTGATAATAATTCTCTATTTACTTTAATTTTCTGTGTATACATTTTATTGTTTTTATAATGAGATACAATTTCTAATTCATCCTGACCTTCATCAATATCCATAACAACACCTCTCATAGTAACTTTACCAGATGTGGTACTAATAGTCCATTGAACAGGGTCACCTATTTCAAATTCTCCTTGTATATCTTCAAATAATTTCAGATATTTCATTTGTATTCTAGTTTTTTTAATCACAATTACACTATATCATCCGCCTTTAAATTCCATTTTGTATGCATAAATATTTTGTAATCAATAATATTTTTTGGGATGTCCGAATTGGATGATCTAACCCATTTTTTTGAAAAATCATCAAATGAAAATTTCTCCCATCCATCCATACCAGTTTTCAATATTTCATCATAATGATATATTCTAAATCCAAGTTCTTTTAATTTTTTTACAATTTCTATAGCTTCACTATCATTATTTGGAACTATATAACAATCAGTTAATTCATCTTTATCAAATTTTTCTTCATCAAAATCGTCTTCAATCTCTTCCCAATCAAAATCTTCAAATAATTTAAGATATTTCATTTGTATCCTAGTTTTTTTAATACTTCGATATCTTTAATTGATTCTATATAATCTCTTCTATATTTATCAAGATTATTACAAAAATATTTTATAAATTTTAAATCATTTTCTTTCCATTTTCCATTCTTATCAACAGTAAAACTGAGACTTTTATTTATTACTAATTGTAATAATCCCATTTTATTTCCTTTTGTGAATGTCTTAATATCAGTTATAACAGCTAGCCTCGGAGTATAATTATTAGTAATATCACTCTGGGTGACTAATAATATTTTACCTTTATATTTGAATAATGTTTCCAATTCATCTGTTTTATCAAATTCTTCAAATTCCCATGGTTCCTCATCTAATTCCCATTCTTCAATTTTTGGTTCCTCTTTTTTTGGTTTTCCCCAATTTAATTCTTCATTTGTCCGTTGTTCAGCTTTTCTTACTGTATTATCTATTTTAAACCATGGATATTTTCCACTGATAATCATCATATATCCTTCGTAAATATATTTTGGTATGGTTGTATTATATGACGCATCTTTAGTTATTTCTGTACTATATTTTATATCTTTTATTTTATGAGATTCAATTGTATCATTTCCAATATATTTTTTAAATACATTAGTATCTCTTCTTGTTTCCCAAAGTTCAGTATCGTTTGATATATATACCCAATCACCAACTTTGAGATTCATATCTGGGTCTTCTTCTTCAAATTCCCAATCATCTTCGTTAAAATCAATTTCCTCAAATAGTTTTATTCTCTTCACTTTTGTTAAGAAACATTTTTCTTTATATATAAAAATCAAAAAACAAAAACAATTTTTTTAAATATAATAAAAAATAAAATAAGTTAAAATGGACTTAAAAGAATATATATTTAAAAATGTGGATAAAATAGGATTGAGTGAGAATATCTCATATAGTAGTTTATTAAAACTAGAAGAGTTAATATTAGAATGGGATAAACAAAAAACAGGTGTTGATGAAAAAGATATTAAAAAACTATTAGATATCTCATTGAAAATGAAAGAGTTATTAGAAAAATGTAGACAACAAAAACTACCTGTTCCACTAGCTCAGAAAATTGATGATTTATTAAAAGAAATCAATTATTTGTAAAATGGCGAAATTATATTTTAGATATTCAACAATGAACGCGGGTAAGACATTAAATTTACTATCGGTTGTTTATAATTATGAAGAAAATGGTGAGAACCCAATTCTTTTTACTTCTGATAGAGACGATAGATATGAAAAAGGTATGGTCGTTTCAAGAACTGGATTAAAACGAAAAGCGTTAATAGTTGATAATGAAACAAATATGTACGATGTTGTATCCAATCTTAATGATGTAACTGTAGTACTAGTTGACGAATCACAGTTCTTAACAAGAAATCATATTTTTCAACTTGCTGACATCGTTGATAAATTAAACATACCAGTTATATGTTATGGGTTGAGAAGTAGTTTTGATTTAGAATATTTTGAAGGTTCCGCGTACCTATTAACAATTTCTGATACTATAGAAGAAATAAAAACTATTTGTTCTATATGTAAAAAGAAGAAAGCTACTGTTAACGCTAGGTTGATAGATGGTAAAATTACACTAGAAGGCGAACAAATACAGATAGGGGGTAATGAAACATATCAACCAATGTGTAGAAAATGTTTCAAAGAAAATATAAATAAAATATCATGATAAAATGTATCCAGTGAATAAATATAATGAAGATATTGATAAAAAGAAACTTTCAGAATCAAATAAAGAACCTCAATGTTTATCAATTATTCAATATAATTTAGATGGTAAGTTTATAAAAAAATACAAATCAATATTGGATGCATCAGAACAAATGGGAATTAACAAATCTTCTATAGGTAAGTGTTGTAAAGGTTATTATAAAAAATCTGGTGGTTATAGGTGGGAATATACTAAAGAATCTCAAGAAAAAAGAAAACAGAAAAAAGAAACAAATACAAAGTTAAAGGATAATATAATCAAATTATTATCTGAAGGCAAGAAGGTGTGTGAAGTATCCAAAATACTTGGGTGTAATAGAATTATCGTGTCATATCATAAAAATAAATGTAAATAATATGTTTTATTTCTCTTATGGAAGCAATATGTCGGCCAGAAGACTGATTAAACGGAATATAAAGGTCTTAGGCAGCCGTTCCGCTACACTGCGGGGTTACCGTATGATTTTAAATAAAAAGTCCTATAAAAACCCTAATATTGGATACTCAAATATCGTTGAAGATAAGGATTCTGTAGTAGAAGGAGTACTTTATGATATAGATTATAATGACATGAAGAAGTTGGATACTCACGAGGGCTATCCAAAGCACTACAGAAGAGAATTCTTAAAATTTGAATCCATTGATGAACCTGTTCTTGTTTATATCGCTAATCCAGAATGGACATCAGAAAAAGAATTAAAAACAACAAAAGAATACAAAAACTTTCTTTTGGAAGGTAAAGAATTTTTCTCTAAAGAATATTTTGATTATATTTGTGATAGTATTAAAGTAATAGATTAATGACAAATATAGAAACCTTACAAGAAGTCGCTAAGAAACTTGAGGATAATGATATTAAATTTGGTGTGTGTCTCACCCATAAAACAAATACTAATTTTAGAATTGTTATTGAAGATACCACTGATTTTATTATTATAAGAAATTTCTTTGAACCAAGTACATATGAAGAAAGAGGAAAGTTTCTAAGATTTAAATATAAAGATATTTTAATAACATTTATTAAAGTTAATATAGAAGATTTTAATATCGCTATTTATTATTATTCATGGGAGACTCTGATGTTAATAATGAAACATATGTTAATGAAAATGGGAATGAGATTAACCGATACTGGTCTATACTATAATTACTTTGGTACTAAAATCTATTTGACTAATAATATTAAAAATATATTAAATTTTTTAGACCTCAATGATAGAATATTTAGAGATGGGTTTCAAACACCTAAACAACAATTGGATTATATAATGTTGTCTTATTATTTTAATCCAAGTATTTTGAATGAAATTACAGTTGATATTAAAGACTTTTTTTATAAAGAAAAAACAAGTATTTTAAAACAAATAAAAGAAGACTATGATGATTCATCATTATCATTTGAATTTCATGAATATAGTAATGACTTAGAATCATATTGGGAAGTAATTGATTTCTATTTCAAAAATTTATTTTTACCAAATATTCTTAAACTAAAATATAAATATGAGTAATTCAAAATTAAAATTTATTGTTTGGACTAGTTTTGTATTATTGTGGTTAACATTCACAATAATATGTACACTTGTACTTGATATAAAAATAAATTTTTGGATTACTGCGATTGTATACTTTGTTATCTATACATTTACACAAATGATATCATTTAATTGGATTAAAAAAGTTTTTAATAAAATCAGAGTGTATAGGCATAACAAAGAGATAGATGATTGGATTAAAAAAGAATCAATGAATATAGACTGATTATTTCTTCTTATTTTCTCCTTTAAGTAGTTCAGCTGCTTTCAATAATTTGGCTTTTACCGCTGGTTTAATACTTTTTAAGATATAATCAAGATTATCAATGAATTGTTTATCGTTTAGTACCGCGATAATCGCAGCGACGGATTCAACATTTTCATTTAGAATATCTTTTCCAAGTTCTGTTCTTTTTGTCTTTTTTTGTTCAGTTGGTTTCCAAGTTTTATCAAAATCATTGAAACTCAATAGGTTATTTAATTTATCCATTTATTTATTTAATTTTTTTAGTTCATCCATTCTATATATTAATTTTATTTGTAGAGAATGTGCTACTTTTCCATCTATTTCATTTTTATCACTCAATTCGTATATAGTATTTTCCAAATCCTTTAAAAATTTTATTTCTTGTTCAATAACAGATAGTTCAGTATTTTCTCCTTGTTTTATCATATTTGGAATAACTGACTGTATTTCATTAAATTTTTTAATTTTCATTGTTTAATAATTTTTTTAATTCATTAGTTCTATTTACAATATCACTACAATATTCATAAATCTCTTTTGCTAGATTTCGCCTATCTTGTGGGTTTCTCCAACTATCTAATGATTGATTAATATTATTATTTAAATCAGTTAAAAAATATATTTCTTGTTCAAACTCTTTTTTTAGTTTATCCAATTCAATTTCTGTTAATCTTTTTTGAATTATACCTAATCTTTGTTTTTTCTCAGGTTGTGTTAAATCAAGTTCCTCGTTAATACCATCATTGAAATATTTTTTATATTTTAAATCTTTTTTAAGTTCGTTTATAACAAAACTATCATTTATATCTAATAATATATGAATAACCGAATTTTTTAATTCTGATAGATAATTGTTATTTTTACCATAAATTACATCATCCATATGATCAACATTTTCTAAATCATTCAATGTATTAGCATCTAGTATTTTTTTAGTTAATTCTAATAATTCCTTACCTTTTTTACCATAAAATACATCATCTAAATTATAGTATACAAATTCTTCGTTAAATCTTTTAATTTTCATTTTTCTTTTTATTTTTTATATATATGATGTATGTTTATCACCATTTTCATCATATCCAATTAACCAAATATCACCTAGATAACATTTAAATTGATAATCAGCTTGTGGGTCATTTGGAACACCTTCAATTAATTCTTCTATATCATCATCAATTTTTACATCATCTTTTCTATATGACCTAATGACATATCTATTAATCTTTCTATCGTAGTGAAGATCACCCGTATAATTTAAAACTTTTTGTAATCTTTTATATTTATCAACTATTTCTGTTATCTCATCAATATGTTCATCAATTTCTGAATATTTTATTCCCAAATTAATTGTCTCTGGGTGTGTCGTGTCCGCGTCACCACCCTCGTACAGAAGATACAGATATACTTCATCTCGTTGAGCTTTATTTGAAAGTCTGAAATTTAATTTAATTCTTGGTTTTGTTTTTGGTTCCTCTTCTTCAAATTCCCAATCATCTTCAAAATCAATCTCTTCAAATAATTTTATGTATTTTTTAATTTTCACTTATTAAATCTTTTATTTTATCACTCAAATATTCACCACTTTTGATAACAACATGTTTACAACCTTTTTGTTTTTCACAATCTCCTATAAATTTATCCCAATTATCAGTTAATAATTTCACAAACGCTTCATTACTACCTCTTTGTATATATCTACCAATATATTCTTCTTTTATGTCCCTAGATGGATATACTAAAACAAATGGAATATTGTTTTTAACTAACGCGTCTCTAACAATATCGTGTGATGATACCGGATAAACTCGGTGGATTAATATAATATCAACCTTACCAATGTTTTCTTTAATGTGTTTGATGTAATTATTTGGAAAATCTGGATGTCTAACTCCCTTTTCTATCCATGAAAATAGACTAGAATCAGAATCCAATACTTTTTTACCACTATCTTCCATCATTCTAAAAAAATGACTTTTTCCTATACCTGGAAAACCAGATACAATAACGGTTTTCTTTTCTTTTTCATTTTTAAATTGTTCAAATGTTTTTATAGTATCCAACTAGATATTTTTCTTTTATATATTAAAAATCAAAATTAAAAATAAATAAACATTATCAGTATATTAGATTATATATTAAAAAATAACTAAAATTATGAAATTAAACCTTTGTATAGATGCAAATTACATAATGCAAAAATCCGTCTTTATGCTATATAAACTTAGATATTTATATACAGACTTACCAGTTATATTGGAAAAGGATTATAATACATTGACAAAATTATTTCCTTTTAGTAAAGTATATTTTATATCTGATAGTAGAGGTAATTGGAGAAAGAAATTTTTAGAGGACTATAAAGGAACTAGAAAAAAGAATGAGAATATTGACTGGAATAGTGTTTACGATATTTTTAATAAATTCAAATATGAAGTAAATAAAAAAGGTAATTGTGAATCTTATCAAATAGATGAATTAGAAGGTGATGATATAATCTCTTATATTGTAAAGAAAACCAATGAAATGGGGCATTCAAACATGATTATCTCAAATGATAGTGATTTGTATCAATTATTGGAGTCTGATACAGTAAATGGATATATGAATTTTATGTATAATTTTAAATTTAGTGACGAAACATTATTTTTACCAAAAGTTTATCAATTGTTTTTAGATAGTCTAGAAGTGAATAGAAATTTTGATGATTTATTTAATGATAGTAATGATGATAATAATGTTGAATTTCTAGAATTTATTGGTGGTATGATAAAAAATAAGAAAGTTACTGAAATAGATAGTGAAAAAGAATTATTTGTAAAAATAATAGGCCATAACAAAGATAGTATAAGGTCTATATATATGAAAGGTAATAGGGGCATTGGAAAAGAGGGATGTGCTAAAATTTATGATTTTTATAAAGAAACTTATCCAGAGATTATAAATTTCAATTCTGATGAATTTAAGGATAGATTAATTGAAATTGTAAAATATTATAAAAGAGTGAAAACCAATGAAATGGATGAAAATATTAGAGAAAGATTGGAATTAAACTTAAAAATAGTAAAACTAGATAAAAAATCTCTTCCAAATAATTTATATGAAAAATTAGAAGATATTATTGAGATATGAAAGATTTATTTAATGAAATGGGACAATTTTCAATTGAAGTATTCTCAGAAGCTAAATCAATTCATCATATTATGAAATTAAAACATGAAGCGGACGAAGTTCTAGAAAACCCAAATGATATAAACGAATATGTTGATTGTCTTCTCGCTCTTTACGCAGCGATGTATAAGTCTGGGTTTATTTACGAAGATATTTTAAGTTCTGCGAGGGATAAATTTGAGGTATTAAAATCTAGAGATTGGGTAGTAACTGATGGAATTTATCAACATATTAGGAAATGATAAAAAATGACATTTTTTGATATTTTTTAAATACTATATAGAAATAAAAAAATATTATGAATATAACAAAAACAACAAAAACTTATTCAATTGACAAAAATACCTACGAATCTTTTGATAGATTATGTAGAAGAACTGGAATGAATAAAAGCCAATTCATTGAAAAATCCATAAGAGATTATCTAAATGATACAATCGGATTATCAAGAATTACACCTGGAAAGACTGTACTTACATGGGGTTATGATGATGATTCTTTATATAGATTGAAATCAGATCATAATGTAGTCGTATCCATCATAGATGGTGATGACATTTTTTTTAATTTAAGTAATGGTGAAAGAATTTCACGAATTCTTCTTTATCATAATTATGAAAAGATGCCAAAAATTAATCCAAATGAATTCTTTGGTAGTGGATTAAAAACAATTGTAAATATTGTTAAAGAAACAAAAGAAGAGAAGGATTCAATTGTTGATAAAATAAGAAATATTGTCAATGAGAAAAATATAGATAGTAGTGAAACATTAGAAAATATTTGTAATATGTTAAAAGGACCAAAGAATACTGAAGAATTAGTTTAATTGTTTCGGACTTTCCTCATCTTCACCAGCTGTTCTATCTATTGTTATTATTAAAACATCTTTTAAACTGAGTTCTTTATCCATTTTAACACCATATTTGGTTTTGAAATAATTTTGAGCTTTATTGGTTAATTCATAAACGAACTCATTATAATCATCCAATCGTTTTATAAAGATGTAATCTTTTAATTGGAGTTTTAATAATTCATTTTTTAGAATAACGGTTCCGAAAATTTGATTTATTTCATTTTCATCTAATTTTTCGCAACCTAACGATTTTTCTTTCATTTGAGAAAGTGTCATCAATTCCTCTAAAAATTGATATATACCTATATTATTATACAAAAAGAATTCTGATAGAGTTTCAGTATTTTCAACTCTTTTAACCATATTTTTACCATACTTTATAACATTCTTAGAATATTTATAACCCTTGTTTTTAATATATCGTTTGAGTTCTCCTTTATAGTCCATTTAGGATATCGTTTAATTTTATATATAATTTTTTCAAAGTCTTAAATTAATATATACAAAAAATAAAATATCAATAAGTGCGTATAATAAGATTGAATGAATGGTTAGAAAATTATTGGGAATTTGATGATGATGATTTTGAATTTGATGAAGATGAAGAAGATGATATGGATGAACACGAAAAAGTGTTTCGTATGAACTACCACTAAACTAAAGATTTAGTAGTTTCACGTTTCATAGACTTCTCTATTGAGAACGCCTCACCGTGTTTTTGTTTTAAGTCCGACCACGTTCCTGCATCCCAGACTCAGTACATATTTTTATAATTTATACTTAACACTTTATTGATTTTACCTACAACTCAAGATTTTATTGTAG